GAGTATACCAACGGGATGTGACCCCCCCCCTGATCTGCTACAATACCTCAGAACCCCCCCCCCATGGCAATCTACTCTATGGCATCCGACCTCGCCACCCGTGAGGTTCGCTTCGTTCCTCGCAAGACAGAGACCTCACCCCAGAGCGTATACGCTGGGCAGGTGCAGGCGCACGAGGGTTGGTGGTGGGCAGGGTGCCATGCCGACCGCTGGCATGATGAGGCGATCGCCCGCCTGCCCCTGTTCACTCATGAGGACTGACCCATGGCACGCCGAGACGAGATTCTCACCATCGCCACCCGCTACAAGTTCACTGAGAAGCGACGCCGTAGCGGTCACCGAATCTGGGTTAATGCTGCAGGGGTTACAGTAACAACAGGCAGCACACTGAGTGATAAGCGAGCGTTGAAGAATGTGGAGGCACAGTTTAGACGTAGCGCCAACGCCTAAGTATACACGGGGGGCAGTTAATTAGCCCCCCTTCGTTTATACCGAGGCGGCCGAGCGAAAAGGAAAATTGATAGATACTATTAACCTACAAAACTTTGAAAACGCTCGACTGTTTTCGCTTTCATAAAAAAAATTTTTCCCACAAAAAAATGACTCAAAAACCTCAAAGACCTCTAAGTACTCGAACCACACCAAGCGAAGAGTTTTCGTATATCTTCATGGTCCTCAAAGAACTTTTGAAGATGCTCACAGAAAGCTTGACAAGTCCCAGAAAACTTGTTAGAATGAGCGCAAGAAATCAATAAGACTATGAAACACTTCGTAATTGTGAGTGCCATGGCTTCAACCATCGCATTTCCTTTAAGCTCTCATGCTATTGCCCAACAGTATGCTACCGAATGGTCTGATAAACCCCAAGGTGCTACATACAACACGCCAGACGGCGGTAAGATTCGCATCAGTTCTGGACCTGGCATCACTCAGAATATGAAACAGGTAGAAGCAGATCTTATTCGTAGGTATGGCGAACTACGCCAAAACTACGTTAACGTTGCTCAGTACGCACCTCAATCTCAGATTCAATACCACCCACCAAGTTTCTTTCAAGGATCTGGTGGTCCTGTGGTTGTTCCTCCCACTGTAATTAATACTCAACCGAATCGCTGTCGTCAGAAGCGTATCAATCTGTTTTTGTTCTTTGATGTAGAATCTTCAGACTGCTGATGGAGCAAGTTACTCACGTATTAGTAAGCGAACGAGAATTTACAATTGTTGTATTTGGCAATCGAGGATCTCAAAAACATTTGAAATTTCATCAGGTTGCCTTTTACAATGCTTTAGAGTATTTACAGCAACGTATGCTTAGGCAACATATTTTATATTTTTACTAACTATATAAAGTCAGTTATGTTACAATTATGACACCAAAAGTATACGAAACAACTGTAGAATACAACGAAGATTTTGATGAATATTTTCTTACATTACCTGATGATCTTGTTCAATCCGTTGGTTGGGAAGAAGGTAATGTAATAGAATGGAGAGTGAACAAAGACGGTTCAGTTTCATTAGAAAAAATTGACGAGTTTTTTGACGAAAGTGAAGAAAATGACTGAAGATAAAACCATACAGTACAAAATCGTCGGCAAGAATGGTGAAGTGATTGATGATCAATCATTTAATGATTATGACAAATTAGCAGATCACATGTTAACTTTAGCTGATAAGTGGTATAGCGGTTTGTATGATGCTGATGATTCTCTAGAAATTTCAACATTTGATAAAACTGGCGAACTTATTTACACCGACACAGCAACCTTTGGAGAGACAATGGATGAACAATCAAGTTTGGAGGACGAGCTTAAGCAAATTGTTGACATCCGAAACGAATCAGCAGGTCAGGGTTTTGGAGAGTCAACTTCAAAACCTAGAAAAAAGAATAAGAAAAATTGAAGAACGCCTTACAAAACTACCAGATCCATTCATTATCATGTACAAACCACCCGAAGGGGAGGATTATGTAAAACTCAATGAGGTTTTGGATGATTTGTATGACAAACTAAATAAATTCAAAGAAACGAAGAAAAAAAATGCCACTTCTAGTAGGACCAGAAACTCCTGATACTCAGAGTGTGAATGGACCATGTACATATCCCGCTAAACCAGTTGTAGGATTTGTAACATCTCCAAACGTTTTTTTCAATAAACAAGCTTTGAGGTATTTACACAACGCAATTCCACCAGATACAGTGGTCGGTGTGCCAAATAATCCTTTGATACCTTGCGTAGTTCCTGTAGCGGCACGAAAAGTAATCACAACAAAGAATATGAGTGTTTACATTAATAAACTCCTTCCTGCTGTACAGGGCGATGCCACAGAATTAACATCATTTCCTGGAACAAGAAGAGTTTTCGTTGCCCCTTTTCAACATCCAAACATAAATATTGCCAACAAAGGCAAATGATGGTATAATTTAAACATAGTTACGAGGTTACTTTATTTTATGGCAAAAACAACAAGTTTTACAAAATCTGGATATGTCGTTGGAAAACCTAAATGCACTCGTCAAGGTTGCAGTAAAAATACAAATCTTGCTGCATCCTCACGTAATGGACGCAAAAAACGCTATCGTGGGCAAGGACGTTAAGAAATTTTGATCAAAACGCCATTTTTTGGCGTTTTTTTGTGTTTTTTCGGGATAGCAACCCCGTAAAAAGTTCTGTTTTAACCTTTTTGGAGAAAAACAGATGGCAAAATATCAAGTAGACCGAGATATTTCGTATATGAAAGAAAATTGGGGTACTACAAAACTAATTACAGACTATGGAGCGATGACTCCGACAAATAACTCAAGAAAAAACGACCCACCAGTAGATAGAATGTCTAGACCTTGTGGTGGCAGGGGTGGATTTGATGATTATGTGGAGCGTTGGCATTGAGAATGGGGTATAAATAATAATAAAATAGAGTATTCTCATGCCTGAAAGTAGGTCATTTAAAGATCTTAGCATTACATTTGCTAAAAATCCTATTACAAATGATCTTATGGTGGTCAAGGATTTCGTTGCGATTAAAAAATCCGTCGAAAATCTCTTGACCACTTACCCTGGTGAAAGATTTTTCAATCCAAATATTGGCAGTCGCATCACACAACTACTATTTGAACCATTAGATTTCATTAATGCCACTTCTATTAGAGAAGAAATCGAATATACCATCAATGCGTTTGAACCAAGAGTGCTATTAAACTCAGTAAGTGTTGATATAAATGATAGTGACGATGGGTATGACGTAGAGATTGATTACTCTATTGTTGGATTACCAGAAAAAACCGACAATATTACCCTATTCCTAGAAAGAACTAGAGTCTAATGGCATATAATCAGTTAACAAGTTTAGATTATTTTGAAATAAAAAATGCTCTTAGAGATTATTTGAGAGCGAATTCTGAATTTACTGATTATGATTTTGAGGGTTCAACCCTTGGAACATTGCTTGACGTGTTAGCATATAACACGTATTACACATCATTTAACGCTAACATGAGCGTTAATGAGACTTTTCTTGACTCAGCAACTTTAAGAGATAATGTTGTTGCGAGAGCAAAAGAACTGGGTTACACTCCACGTTCAGCGGTGGCAGCGGCGGCTGCTGTAAATCTGAATATTATTCTAAGTGGAGTTAACTTGCCGCAATCTGTATTTTTAAAAAGAGGAAATTCATTTTTAACAAATATAGATGAAACTGTATATCAATATGTTTTACTTGATGATGTACAGACAAATGTTTTGCCCGATAATAGTATAAATTTCACAGACGTTAAAATTTACGAAGGACTATACATTTCAAACACATATACTGTTCCTGCTTATACTGGTTCATATAGCGTACTTTTACAAAATCAAAACATTGATACCTCATCAATTAGAATCAATGTTTATGAGAGTTCTAATTCCTCTTCTTTTCAAAAATTTGTACAGTCAGATAATATTTTAAATGTTGGCGCCACTTCTCCGACATATTTTGTCACTGAAGTTGAAGATGAAAATTACAAGATTACATTTGGCGACGGAATTTTTGGTAAGAAACTCATTGCTGGTCAAGTTATTGAAATAAGTTACTTAACAACAAACGCTGATGCGACGAATGGAGCTTCTGTTTTTACATACAACGGTCTAATCGCAGACGTTGCTGGCAATACCAATTTCACCGTTACTGTTAATAGCGTTACAACGCTCACGAAGGCGTTTGGTGGCGCTGGTATAGAAAGTATAGAAAGCATCAAACAGAATGCTCCAGCAAGTTTTGGGGCACAGAATCGTGCTGTTACGACACTAGACTACGAAGCGATTGTAAGAAGAATATACCCAGCAATCTCTGATATTATTTCATATGGTGGCGAAGAAGATAATCCACCTGAATATGGAAAAGTAAAGGTATCAATCAAACCAAGAGAGTTAAGTTTTCTTTCATCGTACACCAAAAATTTAATTCTACAAGAAATTAAAAAATATGCGGTGGCTGCTGTCACTCCTGAAATTGTTGACCCTTCAATTATTTTCGTAGAATTGAATTCGAGAGTCTATTACGACCAGTCCTCAACAAACTTAAATTCAAATCAACTTAAGGAAAAAGTCATCTCCAATTTAACTAAGTATATTCAGTTATCAGATACTGAAAAATTTGGTGGCAAATTTAGATACAGTAAAGCAATTAGCACAATTGATGCTTCTGAAAAGGCAATCAAATCTAATTTGACTGATGTTATCATGAGAAAAGATTTTTATCCAGCATTAAATAGTAGTGCTTATTATGAATTTTGCTTGAGCAATCCATTTGATGATGACATTGATACACAAACTTTGGTGTCTACTGGATTTGTTATTCAGCAATATCCAAATAATATTGTTTATCTTGAGGATAGAGGTTCCAAAGTAGTTTTATATCGCTTAGATTCACAAACTGGCGATAAGATAGTCCTAAATTCTGAACAAGGAGAAATTGATTATGCGAAAGGTGATGTCAGATTATATAATTTAAATATCATCAAGGGATCATTCTCCGACAACAAAATAGAAATAAGATTAAAACCGCAATATAATGATATTATCGCAAAGCGTCAAATTTATCTTGATGTAGACATTGAAAAGAGTTCTTTTACACTAATTCAAGAATAGAAGTAAATGGCATCCAAAGTAAAAAGTCTTTCTGCTCTCGTTGATCATCAGTTACCAGATTTTATAGCATCTGAGTACCCTAAATTTTCTGCGTTCATACAGAAATATTATGAACAACTTGAGTTGCCAGGACAACCTCTTGATTTAGTTAATAACGTAGTTAAGTATCGTGATATTGATACTTATGCTCATGATTTATTGCGTCAAGAAACTGTTTTAACGCAAAACGTACTGCCAACAGATACTACGATTTTAGTAGAAAATACTTCTTCATTCCCAAGTACAAATGGATATGTTCTCATTGGCAGTGAAGTTATTTTTTACAAAACCAAAACTGCTACTTCATTCGTAAACTGTTACAGAAATGTAAGCGCAGCAACCAAACTAGGTGATCTTTATTCTTCGATTGATTTTAAGTCAGTTCCAAACAATCAAGTTGGTGTAGGAACACCAACAACGGTAGGATTTTTGACTGGAGATGTTGTCCTTAATATCAGCAATCTTTTCCTATATTCTTTAGTTAAAAATTTTGAAAAAGAATATTTGTCATCTTTCCCAGAAGCAAATCTCAAAACGACAGCAGACAAATCTTTATTGATCAAGAACATCAAAAAGTTTTATGCTGCTAAGGGAACAGAGTCATCAATCAAGTTTTTATTCAATTCTTTAGTTCCATCAGATTTACCAAATGACCCTACGGTTTGGTATCCAAAAGACTCAACATACAAAGCTTCGAGCGGCGAATGGATTAATAATTATTCGCTAAAGGTTAAAATTTTAGGAAATGTATCGGATATTCGTCAGTTAATTGGTTCTAGAATTAATCAAGTAGAAGATTCCAGTAATTCTTCTATTCTTTATGCTTCTGCTGTTATTGATAATATTATTTCTATTGGTGAGGGATTTTACGAGGTTATCCTCGCAGAATCCAGTGTAATAGGTCAATTTTCTGTAATTTCACAAACATACCTAACCTCACCACTGTTATCTACCGCTTCTACAAATAATAGGGTAAATGTATATTCGACTGCTGGGTGGAAAAATACAAGCGGGCAGTTTGTTGTCGGTACAGAAATCGTAAAATTTAGATCAAAAACAGTAAATCAATTTGTTATTGAATCAAGGGGTTCAAACCCAATAACATATTCAGCAAATACTCCTGTATATGAGAAATCCAATGTTTCTGTTTCTTATATTGATAGTACAGGAGCTACTCAAACAAAGGGTTTATTGATTTTAGGTATTTTATATAATTTAGACCAAAAAACTCCAACTCCATATTCTTCTGTTGGAGATTCTATTCAGATTGCTCCATCTGGATTTGAAACAAAAAATCCAATCATTTTCAGAAAGCAAACAAATAGTATTCGTTGGTTATTAAATGAAAACAACACATTTTCTTCTGTAACTTCATTAGCGGAAGTACCAGTAAATGTTTCCGCTGTTTATGAAGACGAACAGTATTATTATATTGCTTCTTCTGGATATCCTAATTACAATATTGGCAAGAATACATGGAATATTACTCTTGAGGACCAAAAGCATCTAAAATTAATCAGAAAAACTCCCACAAGAACCACAGAGATTTACGAAACCAGTAATAAAGATGTTGGTGTATTGATCAATGGTGTTCCTATAAGAGGCGTAAAAGACGAAGAAACAATAACCTTTGGCGAGATCACAAATATTCAAGTAACTAACAAAGGTAGTGGATATTTAAACCCACCAAAGGTTTTGGTGATTGATAGTGCTGGAGTTAGCGGAGTAGCAAACGTTCAAGCGGTATTATCTGGAGACACAATTGATAGAATTGATGTTATTGATGCTGGAAGTGGATTTTTCCCACCCGTTCCTACAATAGTTATAACTTCAGGAAGAAATTCTACTGTAGAACCAATCATCACGAATGGTAGAATTACAAGTATAAAAATAACAAACGCTGGTGAGTACTATACAACCGCTCCACGAGTTATAGTTAAAGATTCTTCAGGAAAAGGAAGATTTGCTGATTTCACTGCTGTAATTTCTGATGAAGGTCAGCTCACGGGATTTGTCAAAAATAATGAAGGAAAGTTTTATGATCCACGAACAACAACTATCGAAATTCAATCTATTGGTTCTGGAGCACAGGCAATTTCTGTTGTTAGAACTTGGACAAAAAATAGATTTGAGAAACTAAAGACAAACTTAGATAATAATTATGGGCATTATTTTATCAACAACAATTTAGCGTTTGGATATGGATATTCTCATGTCGCAAATCCAAAAGATTTAAGGGTTGCTTTAAACGACAATTTAGATAATGTTGGTAATGTCCCATTAACATTAACACATTCTCCAATTATTGGTTATGCTTATGATGGTAATCCAATATATGGTCCATATGGATATCAGACACCAGGAAATCCACAGTCACTCATTACTAGAATGCGTTCTAGTTATAGATTAAAAATAAACAGATCAGGGGGACCATCAACAAATGCGTATGCTTTGGGATCGTTTATTGAAGATTATGAATATTCTCATCGTTTCGGGGATTTGGATGAAAATAACGGAAGATTTTGTGTTACTCCAGATTATCCAGATGGAGTGTATGCCTATTTTTTAACTATAGAGTCTAATAATGTTCCAGCATATCCTTATTTCTTGGGAAAAAATTACTATTCTATTCCTGTAGATTCTAATTACAATAAAACTATCTCGCAAGATGATTTACCCAACAACATTACTCGATTAAGAACAAGTAGAACTGAAAATAATGGAGATGGGGTAGTAGCCTTCGTTGAAGATATCACAACAGGTTCTGTCTCTAATGTTTCTGTTTTTTCTTCCACGTCAAATTTTTCTATCGGAAGTATTGTAGATATTGACTACACTAACTCTGGCGGTAAAGATATTTTAGCGGAAGTTTCTAGTGTAAAAGGAAAACCAGTATCTTCTCTTTTATCTTCTTTTGGTATATACACATTTTTTGATTATTTCTCTGCCAGTATCACTTCGCAGTTAACTTCGACGGGAATTACTAACTATCCAGTAAATGTTAGTGGTTTGGGATTTTCTATTACTATTGACGCTAAAGATATCCCAGATTACAATTTAAACACAACTGATGTTTTATTAAGAGATGGTAGTATTTTGGTGCTTTTACCACCATCTTTGAATAAGTGCGTAAAAATTACTACAGAATCCCCTTGTTACTTGTATGATGGTGATACATTGACACAATCTGGGACTTTTGCTTCTGGAAAAATCATTGGAAATGTATTCAATGGAAAAACTATTATTCTAAAAGAAGTAACAAAAAATTTCGAACCATCAAATACTAATTTTGCTGCATCGAGCATAGAAGTTGTCAATTTAGTAGTTGATAAAATCTCGTCGTATACCGCTGATTCCGAAATTTTTCTAACAAATGGAAAACAAGCAATTATTTTATCTACATCTTCAAATAAAATAAACCTAGCATCAAATACGTTTGTCAATGGAGAACCAATTATTTTTTCAAGTGTTTTTGCTGGTTTATTGACAAACAAAATTTATTATGTTGTAAATTCTTCTCCCACAAATTTTCAAGTAGCAACAACACCAAATGGTCTTGCATTATTGTTACCTGATATCTCTTCCCCTGGATCTGTTGTTTTAAGTCAAAGAGGATATGGAGTAGTATTAGAATCAACAGATCAAAAAAACATTTGTAAGGTTAGAGTACAAAGAGGAAATTTTGATGTTGATGCCACATATTTTCTGAGAACTAATAATTTAAGAGATACTGTCGGTAGTAGAATTGTCCAAAAAATACCATTAAGTTCTGGTATAAAAGTATTAACATCAACTGATAAGATTGCTGTTTTAAAAACCACAGAAAATCATGGCGTATCAGTGAATGAAAACATTATAGTTGATATCATTCCAGACGATTTTAATACTACTACAACAGTATACACCAGAAAAAAAATATACCAAAAAGTAAAATTAAGCACTCCATTTTACAACAAAACACTTGTAGATAGTGGTGTGGGTAGGATAATATTATTAAATAGTGGTTCGGATTATGCTTACGACACTAGTGGTAATTCCACATTAACAAATGTAGAATTAATATTTGTAGATCAAACTAAATGTAGAGGTGAGACTGGACAAATAGTTTCTAATATCTCAGAGTCTGTTATTGGCAATCCTGGCAATCAAAATAATGCCAGAGCTACTTTAACTGTAACTAATGGATTGATTACTTCAATTGTAATTATATCCAAAGGAAAATTTTACAAAAAAGGAGACATATTAACTATTTCGCCATCTTCTGGATACCAAAATCCTCTATCATCTTCCGCCAGAAGTTTGCTTGTTGAGGTAGATCACGCTGGTTTTGCGTCTTCAAATACTAAATTATTTTTGAATGAGATTACTTCTATATCAAATGGAGATTACTTAAAAATAGATAGTGAAATAATGGAAGTAGTTAGTATTAATGCCAACGAAAATTCTGTCGTTGTATTGCGCGGTCAAAAAAATACAATTGCTGCTGATCACATTTTCAACAGAACTGTTTCTTCGGAATCTCCTCGATATAAATTAGAATTTAATTATCAATTAGGTACAACGGTTGCCGATCCGTTTGTAGACTCATATGACCCCGAAACTGGTGAATTGGTACTAACATTTGAGTCTGGAAACACAATAACTACTATCAATCCCATAACTTCATCTAGTTTCTTTTATGATCAAAATACTCCAAGAAAATTGGTTGGGGTTGTAGATGTTATAGAATCACCAAAATTTAAATTTGAATTTTCATACGATAATGTTAATTGGAGAAAAAATCCAGTTATACCTATTCAAAAATTCTATAAGTATAAATTTGATACTTCACATCCTTCTTTAGCTGGTAGTTTTTTAGAATTTTCTCCAAGTGGCAATTTAAACATATTAACTAATGAAGTAGAAAAAAGTATAGAAAAACCTGGATTTGCTAATTCTTTTATTTCTCTAAAGATAGGATTTGGCGCAAATATTTCTTCAAATAATTTTAGTGATAAAAAAATTAGCGAATTTACCAATTATTATTTTTATGATAAGAATAACATCATTGATTCAGAAAAAGCATATTTGAGATTGATTGATGATCCTTTACAGGGCGAACACAGAATTATCTATACAACGCCATCCGAGATGGTGTATGAAGTATCTAATTACCCACAATATTCTGGGTATGGAATAATTTCATACACAACTACATCAACAAATGCTGTTGGTCAAATAAACACTATAAAATTGGTTAATTCTGGCAACAGTATGTCTTCTATTCCTGTCGTTGCTGGTGTTCGTCCATCTGCGTCTTCGGAATGTACGGTGAATATCGAATGGAATCCACAAACACAAAGTATTATTGGCGTCTCTATTATTAATTCTGGTCAAAACTATTCCAAACCAAAAGCAATTGTAGTGAATGGAGATGGGAGAAGTGCTGTTTTTGACGTAAGAAAATCTACGGATAATTCAATAGCAGCAGTAATTTTGGTGAATGGTGGAACTGGATTTACTTACAAACCAGAAGTTAGAATTGTCGAAACTGACGTGAAATTATATTTTGAAAGTACAAACATTGGTATTCCAAAAAAAGTTTCTATTATCCAAAACGGAAAGGCATTTAATGCTGATTATACCACAAAGAGAAAGATAACTTCACATAGAATTTTAATATTAAAAGATTTTCCAGAAAAAGCATTTTTTGAAGGAGAAATAGTAGAACAATATGATGGAAGTGTATTGATAGCAAAAGGATATGTATCAAAAGATGGATGGAAGGAAGGAAGTAATATCCTTAAATTGAATAGAGTTGAAGGAGAATTTAGAAACAATTTTCAAATTACAGGGAAAACTCAATTAAAAACTGCCAAGGTCATATCTTCGTTCGTTGGAGAATTTAATTACGATATTAAGTCATATTATGACAATTTAGGATATTATGCTTCCGATAAATCGAAATTAAGTACATCTTCTCAGAAATTAACAGATTCCGATTTTTATCAAGACTACTCCTATGTTATTAGGTCCAGAACTCCTATTGACATATGGCGAGCTCTTATAAAGGCGTCAACTCACCCAGCTGGATTTAAATTATTTGGTGAAGTTTTTATTGAATCTGATGCTATAGCAAGAATGAAACCAAATCCACCTAGTTTGGATTCGGTTTCGACTATTCAATTGTGGGATCCACAAAAAAATAAAGTTACTGTTCAAAACACATATAGAACTGTTACTCAGTCTATATTGAATTCTTCTTTCATGGATGTTCAAAGAGGAAAGGGAGCATTATTTGTAAATTCATTCGATGACGCTGAGACATCAAGTTTTGAAATAGTTTTAGATCCACCATTTAATGGTTATTTTGATTTGAATGGAAATAGAGCTGGAAATAAAATATTTACTATGAAAATATTAGGAAGCAACAATCCTGTTGCTGTTCCACAACAAGAGAATCTTGTTATTTCGTTAGATGGTATTCTTCAGCAACCAGGACTAGCGTTTACTGTATCAAATACACAAATTACTTTTAAAGAAGCGCCACTTGGATATAGAAATAGTCAAGGGCAAAGTATTACACCATCTCAATATGTAGAGGGAGTTGATACACCATCACAGAAATTTATTGGTAAAATTTTAAGATACAAAGATACTACCGTCAACTCACAATTTTTCAAGAAAATTAAAAATATATCAAATCAATTTGATGGAGTAAAAACCACCTTCCAATTGATTGATGATTCAAATAACAATATTGTTCTAGAGTCAGGTAACAATTTGTTAGTTACAATTGATGGAGTTTTACAGACTGCAGGAATTACTCCAACTTTCCCAATAGATAGATCCTATTACATCAGAAGAACAGTAACTCCAAATGAAATTGTTTTTATAGAACCACCTAAGTCTGGTCAAGTTTTTGGCGCATATTCAATTTCTAGTTATGAAATAGCTGAAATTGATACATCACTTGTTGATGGAATTACATACGGTCCATTTATTATGCGAAGAGTTATCAATAAAAAACCTCTAGAAGTTTTTATTGATAACAATATATTAGTTTTTGTTGATAGAGTATTACAAAAGAAAACAAAAGATTATTTTATTCAAGGTTCTTCTATTAGATTCACCAATCCACCATTATCAGGGCAAAAAATAGTTATATTATATTATTATGGAAGATCCGTTTCTACATCAATAACCGCTTTCAATTATGAAGAAGACACTTATTTTAATTTAATTAAAATAGACTTGAATTATGTTCCTCCATTAGCACAATATGCTGATAGAATTTGTTACCAAGGAACGTCAACGACTAATTACACTGCTATTGGTAAAGCAAAAGGAGTATCTGTAACTAATACTGGTTCTATTTTATACATTGAATCTCAAAATGCTCCTTTTGATCCATCAAAAAATATTACTATCATAAATGGTTTAGCATCTGGTTTGGGTGATCTGATAATTCCTTTTTCATCAATTATATCTGTTTCTGATTTCGAACGAGACGATGAAACACTAGGTATTTTACAAAAAACAAATAGTGGGTGGTTGATAGGATCCTCAATATCAAGAACTTCTCCAAATTTTATTGATATTGGAGATAGAATCCGAGTTGATGGAGAAAAATCATATAGAAAAATTTTATCTCTTCCACAGAAAGTTTTTAAAACTCAATATAATTCAAATTCTTCAATAGCCAACAACTTCTTTGGTAGACTAAGTGTAACTCCAAATGAGGAAGTTGGAAGAGGGGAAGGACTATCGGTAACTGCCAGTATACAAAATGGATCTGTTACTCAGTTAGAATGGAATGATAGAAATTATTCTCAATATGGATTATCTAGAATCCAACCAGGAGCTTATGGTTATGAAAATGCGCCAAAACTAATTTTTGTTCCTCAACCACTAAGAGATGAGGGAGGAACAATAATTGCTCCCGCTCAAGGTGGAGGGGCTAGTGGATTCGCTGTAGAAAGCAAGGGCGAAATCATTGACATTGTTTTAACCAATGGTGGAAGTGGTTATTTGACACCACCAAGGGTATATGTTGCCAAAGGATTTGATATTATTAAAAATCCTGAGAAAAAAGTAACAACAAAAGTTGAATTAACTTTCTTCCCAGAAATTAAGACAACATTATTAATTTCAGCACTCATAAATCTAGAATATGGATTTGCTGTACATGAAGCAGAATCTATTATTAGTCCAACAGAACTTCTAGAACCATCTACAGTAATAACTACAGGTATACATCCATTTTTTGAAACAATACCAGTAGCAACAGTAGCAGATATTAAGTATGATTTGACAGAAAGACAATTACAATTTGAGATATTAATATCATCAAATTCAGTAGTATCCTTAAAAAATGAAATTGTTGTTAATGTACATACTCTTTGGGAAAATGTCAAATCTACTTCTGTCAATTCTGTAAAACAAGAAATAGTTAAATCTATTCCTACAGGATTTTCCGATACTTATGCTGAACCAGAAATATCTATCGTATCATTTGCTCCATTAACTTTGGGGTCAACATTAAAGAAATTTGAAAATGGTGCGTTTAATGACATGGGTTACTTACAACTTGGCGGAATTTGTTTAGATCAATTTGATAGACTTTATGGAGATATTACCATAGAAGATTTCGAAGTTCGTTCAATGTCATCCAAAGGAGTTACAGAAGAAACTTTGATGAATCTTGGGTATGGTTCAACGAATGAACTAGGAGCATATCTACAAATGCCACTAACGACAAGCAACACTATCATCTATGTTGCCAATACCAATGGTTTTCCTTCATCTGGCAAGTTACTGGTTGGTGACGAAATGGTAACTTATACTTCAAAATTAGTTGATCGTTTTATTGGAGTTTTACGAGGACAAAATAATACAACAGCAAAGATACACGGTGCTGGTGATTACTTAAGAACTACAAATTAGTACTATAAATATAAATAAGAATTACGAACCTATTAGCAAGAGAGAAATTTTCAATGGCCGCAATAATCTCTGAAAAGTTTAGAATCTTTAATGCCAAACAATTTTATGAGTCTTTGACAGAACCGCTATCTGGTTCAGATTCATCTTCAGAAAGAACAAGAATGTACTTCTTTGTTGGTAGACCACAAAAATGGTATTCTTACCTAGAAGTGTATAACAAGTCAGCTACTGATTTCGTTGCTGGTCGTGACAAAGTTTTTGTTGGTGCTAATTTCGCTTCTGCTACGTTCAAAGCAGATGTTGTAGCTTCATATCCAAACTCTCTTCTTCTTTCTGCTATTGGTCCAACTGCCGCCGCCGTTCCACCACAGGGTTCAACATTAACTGGATACAATTCAATTACAAGTAGCAATACTGCTGCCACTGCTCTAACGGGTGTATATCGTTTTGCTACTGATGATATTCCTACAATTCCTCACGACAATCAGACAGAAAAATATCTATCATATGCCGACATTCTTGCTGCTAAACGCATTACTGGTGAATTTGCCAGACCAGTTGTAAGAAGATATAATTGGGACATTTCAACCAACAGTCGTTTTGATATGTGGAGACCCGACTATTCGGAACAAAAAACATCTTCGGTAGTTTTATCTGGTGGATCCACTGGTTCCCAAAATATTTCAACCGCCAAATTTTATGTTGTAAATAACAAGTACGAAGTTTTTAAGTGTTTATATAACGGTGAGAGACCTGCTTCTCTTCTTCCTGGTGGTGTTCTTCCTACAGTAGCATATGAACCATCCACAACTCCTTCGAGTGGTACATATTCTAATGGAATTTACAAAGAACCTGTAGACGCTAATGGTTTTTGTAATTATATTTGGAAGTATATGTACACCATTACAACAAATGATGTTCTTAGATTTCTATCAACAGATTTTATTCCCATTGTTGCTGACGGTGCAGTTCAAGCAGCGGCAGTTAATGGATCTGTCAGTACAGTTGTACTAAAAGCAATTGGATCTGATTTACCAACTAGTCAAACATCTCTATATACTCCGATCTTTGGCAATGGAAGTGGAGGAATCGTCAAATTTGGAACAAATTCATCTGGAAATATTACTTATGCTATTCTCCACGCTGCTGGTACTGGGTATACTTACGCAAATGTTTTGCTGTCAAATGGAAATGTATATTCTGACGCAGCACTAACAACTCCTGTAACAGTTTCTTCAACTGCTATTGGTGCGATTGAATGTGTGTTATCACCACAGGGGGGACATGGTGCCGATCCTATTGTGGAATTAAATGCTAAGCGAATTATGACAAATATTCGCTTGACATATGCTGAAGGCGGTGGAGACTTCCCAGTAGAGAATGATTTTAGAAGAATTGGAATTCTACAAGACCCATATCTCTATGGCACATCAAACTTTGCCACAGTTGACACACTTTCTAATCTTAGAGCGATTAAATTAACCAATGTTACTGGCATTTTCCAACAAGACGAAGAAATTACTCAATCTCTTCCTGGTGGTGGAGTTGCTAAGGGAACTGTAGTTGCTTGGACTCCAGATTCTGGTTCTACAACTTCAGGTGTTTTGAAATATTTCCAATCGCCAGAAAATCACCTAAACAATGGTGTAGTAAGAGCATTTATTTCAAATGCTACTTTCGTAGTAACTGGGCAAACATCCAATATAACGGGAACTGTTGATACCACTTTCAATGCTTCGGCGTTGGGTTCTACGTTCACAAATGGATTAGCACTTCCAGAACTACAACCAAATTCTGGAGAAATCATTTATATTGAAAACAGAAGACTAATAACCAGAGCTCCAGACCAAGTAGAAGATATCAAACTTGTTATTGAATTCTGATTTTTTTAAAAGTAAATTACACGTAAGAGATTGAGAATAAAATGCCTCAAAAGACAAATCTTAGCGTCCCACCATATAACGATGATTTTAATGTAGACAAAGGGTTTTACAAAGTATTGTTTCGTCCTGGATACAGCATACAAACCAGAGAGTTAACTACTTTACAATCTGTTTTACAAAATCAAATTGAAAATTTTGGCAGAAGTAGATTTAAACAGGGACAAATGGTTGTTCCTGGAGAGGTATCATTTAATAATAAATTAGATTATGTCAAATTAGCATCTGTTGATGATGTTGCCGTCAATCAAAATGGAAATATTGTATTTGAAAAATATGATATTTCACAGTTAGTAGGAAAAACTTTACAAGGATTATCTTCTGGTGTTCAAGCTTCCGTTGTTTGGTATGCCTTTTCTTCTGAAGTTGAATCTGATATTTTATTTGTAAAATATATTAATAGTGGCAATGCCAACAACGAAACTACTTTCCGACAGGGAGAGAATTTAGAAGTTTTAGATTTGCTTGACACGCCAACGTTAGTTGTTGGTACTGATGGCAGTGTTCTTCCAACGACCATTACGGTCAAAAATTATGACACAGGACTTAGTAAAATTATTGACAGTCCAGCAATGGGATATGCCTCTGCCGTAAAGGTAGAGTCGGGGGTATATTTTGTAAATGGTTATTTTGTTAATAATCCAGAACAACTTATTATTGTTGACAAATATTACAATAAACCATCAGCAAAAGTTGGATTTGCTATTAGCGAAAGTATAGTTACTCCAGAAAAAGATTCGTCCCTATACGATAATTCTCAAGGATCTTCCAATTTTTCTGCTCCTGGAGCACATAGATTTAATATTGATTTACAATTGATTGTATTAGACTACGATTCTCTTACAGATAATCAATACGTCCAATTAGTTACAATCAAAAATGGAGAAATTCAACAACTTGTCAAGTCAACTGATTATAATGTTTTAGAGGAAACATTAGCAAGAAGAACTTTTGATGAATCTGGAGATTATGTTGTTGATAATTTTTCGTTGGATTTAAGAGAATATTATCAAAAAGAAGGCAATAAAGGATTATATCCATTTAATGAAGAAACAAAATTAGTAAACACAAAAACTGTATCGGCGGCATCTAATTTGATGGTTGCTGGATTAGAGTCTGGCAAAGCTTACATTAAAGGATTTGAAGTTGTAAATAAGGAAAAAAAATATTTAGAAATTAATAAAGCTAGGGATACTTTAGTACAAAGCAACAATAGATTAAAGTTTTCTCCACTTTCGTATTTTAATATAACTAATGTTTATGGCAGTATACCATTAAATGCCGATGGTCAAGAATTGACGGCATATCCTACTGTTTATATGAATTCAATTTTTAATGATGGTTCTGTTGGATTGAATAATATTGAGACCTCAACCAGTCCAAAACAAACCATTCAAAGGCGTGGTCTAAAATATACATTAGATGATGGCATCATGACGCTGTATCTTTCAGATCCTGCTAATTTTGCTACCAGAACTTTTCCAACCGATGCTGAATTTGGCACCACATTTACTAAATTGTGGTTTGTTGTAAACTTGGGTAGTTCGGCTGCCGCTACTATTGCTAGAAGTGTTGACGTTTTATCTTTCTCAGTGGTTAAAAGACCAGATATTCCTTTCACTGGTACATCAGAACCAAATTATTTAGAATTGACCGTTTTGGGAAACAAAGAAGATTTACAAGTATTTTTAAAAGAATATGATGATTTTGACACCGCAAAAAGAAGAAAGTTATTCTTAACTCAAGATGATGCTAGAGAGTTTTATTTTCAGGGTCAAGGAGGGGCAGCAACTATTTCTGCATATTCGCATATTGTAGATTATAATAATGTAATAACTCCAATAGTTGGTGTTTGTAAACCAAAAGATTTTAATCTAGAAAAAATAGGATCTGGGTTTAATGTTGATACTGATATTGTAATCTCTAAGGGAAGACTTAGTACAGGAACAAATACTTACAATTCAGTATTTAAGTTTTCTTATTTTAATCCCACTTTTTTCACACAATTAACGCTAGATCAAGTAATTGCTACTCAAACATTTGTTTCAGGAAAATATGTCACTGGATTAACCAGTGATGCTTATGGTGTGATAGAAGGTTCTCAGGGGTCAAAATACACATCAGGTAGTATACTTTATGTTAGAGTTTTATCTGGGCAATTTATTTCTGGCGAAACCATAGTTGATGAAGCAGGAAATACACAAAGAATTGCTAGAGATGGCACAATTTCACACTTTATTGTAAATAGTAGAGGAGAAGGATATCCATCATCAACAAAATTAAAAATTAATGGAATAACTTACGATAATTCGGCTGTAGAACTAGGAATACTTGGAAACATTATCTTTAAAATTATAATCAAAGATCGTAATTTAGTATCACAAACTTATGCTTCAACTCCAGTAGTTTCTTTCGATACTGGAACAACTAATCCAATATCATCCGCCACAGTAACACCCGTTTTATATAGAAACTCTGTACAAAATTATGGTCCAGAAAATGTCAAGTCTCTACATTCGTCTTTTGGAGCAGGAAATGTTTACACATTTACTTGCGATGTAGAGTCATTTGATTCTGCTTATTTAACAAATAAAGTATTAACTGATTTTACATTTTCTGGAACTAAGGGTTCGAAATTCATTGAGTGCAATGGATTCTCTGGCAATCCAGCAACAGAAGTAGTTCCTGGCGATTTAATACAATTCACAGACGCAGCAAATAATGTTGTTCGTGTTATTGTACAAAGGGTAGATTTTCCAGAAGGACTAATAAAAGCAAGAATTTATTTTGACAATGTTTTACAAAATAATGTAACAAACACTAGTGTTATTAAAGTACGTTCTATAATTGGAAATGCTTCCAAGGCTTCTTTGGTAATTCCGTCTGGAACAAAATATTTAAGTAAAATTGTTCAAGATCCAGAAAATTCTCAAATATCATATTTCTTCAGAAGAGACTTCGTAACAACTGCGTCTACAAGTGGAGGAAACATTACATTTGCTGCTCAACTTCCTTATGGCACACAAAGATTCGCTCCATTCTCAAAAGAAAATTTCTTACTAACTGTTCTAGATAAAAAATCTTCAACTACCGTCAATAACGGTGATATTATTTTCTTAAAAGAGGATCAAGTTTCTGTTCAAAATTCAACTACCTCCACTACAGGTGGAGTAACTGCTGGCAGTGTAACGATTTCTTTACCTGCCAGTTTCTTTGGCACCTCAACAAATTTTCCAATATTAAAATTAACAGCAACGATTGAGGTTTTAAAATCTAGACCAAGATTAAAAACATTTAACTCAAACAAAAGAGTATTAGTGGTAACTCCTGGTGATAAAGTTATACCACTTAGAGGAATTGATGTAGACTCAAGTAGTGATGAGGTTATTTCATATTCTGATGTAGTAAAAATTAACTATGTGTATGAAGGGACTTCTCAAACACCTCCCGTAGTTTCGTCAACTGGAGACTTGGTTACAGGAACTGATGTAACAGAAAGATTTACTTTTGACGATGGACAGAGAGATACATTCTATGATATTTCTCGCCTTGTTTTAAAATCAGGATACGAAACACCAACAGGACAACTAATTATATCATTTGATTATTTTGAACATTCGCAAGGAGATTTTTGTACTGTAGATTCTTATGTACATGAATCTGGGGTTGGTTTGTCGGAAATTCCCAATTTCAATTCATCGGTATACGGAAAAATTTCTCTCAGAGATGTATTTGATTTCCGCCCAAAGGTTGATTCATCTTCAATTATCAGTGGATACCAAGACATATCTATTCTTTCTTTAGTTGATTATAATAGTTTTACTGGATCTGCTGGTGTAACCTCTAATACTCCAGCGTCTGATAGCAATTTATCATATACTATCTCATATTCTTCGTCTCAATTTTTAGATAGAATTGATGGGATTTTCTTAGACAAAAAAGGACAATTTATAGTAAAAGAAGGAAATTCTTCATTAAATCCAACAAAACCAGCAGATGTTGATGATGCTATCCCACTTTATTATCTGTATGTTCCTGCTTATACTGCGACATCGGATGATGTTCGCATTATTCCAGTTGACAACAAGCGTTACACAATGCGCGATATTGCCAAACTAGAAAAAAGAGTAGAAAGACTAGAAAAATACACACTACTGAGTGTATTAGAACAACAAGCATTGAACATGCAGATTAAAGATGATGTTGGTCTTGATAGATTTAAGAGTGGATTTCTTGTAGATAATTTTGAAAATCATGGCGTTGGCAACTTAAAATCTTTAGATTATAAGTGTGCGATTGATACACAGCAGTCTGTATTAAGAACACCCACATATGAAACATCCTTAAAGTTAACTGAAGTTAATGTAAATAAGGACCAAAGAGATTTAAATCACTACAGAAAAACGGGTGAAGTATTAACATTACCTTATGATAATATTGTTTTCGTAAAAAACCCATTTGCCACTAAAACTGTACCCGTAAATCCATTTGTAGTACTTCAATATGTTGGTGATGCTCATTTAAATCCAAATATAGACAGATGGTATGAGCAAAAACAATTCCCATTAATTTTAGACAATGACAGTCAAGTTTTCTCGACGTTCTATGCCAAGAGTGATTCTAGAGATGCATATGCTAGTTTACATAATAACTTTATTGTAAACTGGGTAGGAACAGATAGAGTATTTTTTAATACTACTTCTTTAAGTAATATTTCCAGCAATCTTGCTACTTCTAGTTCAACAAACGCAAATATCTCTAGCAATTCTAATATTAGTCCTCAAAATAATCAATTAGCTCAAAATGTTCCATCTAGAAAGAGTGGAAAAAATACTGTAGTAAATTCACTACAGCAATTTTGTCGCTCGGTTCCTGTATTCTTTACACTGACCAGAATGAAGCCATTTACCAAGTTTTATGTCTTCATGGACAATCAACCAATAGATAGATGGGTCAATCAAGATTACAGATATACTGGTGTATCTGGAAACTCTTTGAGTGTATTTAATAGTGGTCTTACATCTGACGCAAATGGCAATTTAAGTGGAATGATTTTAATTCCTTCTGGAAATGCTCCTCAGTCTGGTTCTGCTTGGACTGGATCAATTAATGATGTTCAATATGATACGACAGTAGAATTATTCTTCACTACTGGAATAAAAAATATTAAATTTACTTCTAATTCAAAAGGATTAATTGATAGCACTGTTGATTCTTACGCAGAAATCAATTATTATGTGTCTGGTAACTTACCAGAACAACCAGCATCAATTATTTCAACTACTCCAGCAATTTTCAAGGCAAAAGAAGGAATTCAATATATTGAGAATACAAGAGCACAAGTAAAACCAAATCCACTATCACAATCATTTAAAGTTGAAAAATTCTCTGGTGGATTATTCTTAACTGGTATTGATTTATTCTTTAGCACAAAGAGTTCTTCTATACCAATTAAAGTTTATTTAACAAACATAGAAAGCGGCAAACCAGGAAAGTATATTTTACCTGGCAGCGAAAGTGTTTTAAATCCAAACACATATTTAAGAGTTTACACGAATGGAACTCTGACAATTAATAAAGGAGAAAATTGCAGTGGTGTAACATCTGGATCAGTTGGACCTGTAAAAGATGTTTATGATAGAAACAATATTGTATTAACTCCATCCACAACAGGAAGTTATACTCTAACAAATGATCAAGTTTATACAGTAGTTTTAAGTAATCACAATGGAAAATCATTTGTTGAAAACGAAGAATTAAGATTTGCTTCATTAACTACTTATAATGCTGCTCAAAACACAAATTTAAGAGTTACCGTAGCAAGAGATTCTGGAAGATTAGTTTATCTTAGAGTTGATAATTTAGGTTCGGGTTATGACAGTGCTTCTATTCAGGTAGAAAGTCCCCAACTTCCAGGTGGAGTACAGGCTAGAGCGGTTTGTTCTGTTTCTTCTGGTAATATATTTGATGCTGATATTTTAGTTGCTGGAAGTGGTTATACTGATCCACCATCTATTATTATTACTGGAACTGGTTCTTCTGCCTCTGCTGCTTCTATTCAGTCATTCATCGAAATTGACACGCCAGCAGTAAGAATGGGAGTAGCAACAGATATTGATACAACTACTCGTTCAACCATACCAACAAAATTTACTTTTGAAAATCCAGTATATTTACAAAATGAAACAGAATATGCTTTGGTTATTGAATCCGACTCTACGGATTACAACATGTGGTCTTCGAAGTTGGGTGAAGTAGAAATTGCTTCTAATTCTGTAGTAACTTCTCAGCCATTACTAGGATCTGTATTTAAATCCCAGAACGTAGATACATGGACAGAAGACCTATTAGAAGATATCAAATTTACTTTGTATAGAGCTGAGTTTGATATTTCTAGAAATGGTATAGTGGAATTAACTAATGAATTCTTGGATTATGAAGTGTTGGATGAAAATCCATTTGAAGCAGATTCTTTATCAGATACTACAGCAACTTCTACTCTGTATAGAAACAACAATCAAGTTATTAAAGTAAATCATAGATTGAATGGATTTGAAAATAGTGGAAAATCTTATGTGAGTTTTAAAAATTCAAATAGTTTTGGTGGATTTGATAGTTCACAAATCAATAATACACTATACGAAGTATCAAATAGTGGATTAAATTTCTATAATATAACCGCAAATACATTAGCATCATCAAATGCTTTTGGCGGTGGATCTAAAGTATTAGCATCATACAATAGAAAATATGAAAAGTCATTTGCTCAACTTGCTTATTTAAATTTTCCTGAAACAAAAGTAAATGCTGAAATAAAAACTACCAATATTTTACCAGCAGACGTAAAAGTCGTAAACTATCAATCATATTCTCAATCGGAATATGAAAAAACATTTTTAAATGAAGAACATTTCTTTAATAATCAAAAAGTAGTGTGTTCAAGAGTTAATGAGTTAAAAAATATTACGGGCGACAAAAAATATTCATTACAATATAAGTTATTTTTATCTTCGACGAAATCATATTTGTCACCACTGATTGATTTAAGATCTTCAAATGTTATTTTATCAAATAACAATGTTGAAAAATCTTCTGGTGCTGAAGATAGATATGGAAGAAGAGATCAAATTATAGAGTTTTATCCAATTTATAAATTTACAGTGAATGGAACAAACGTTAATTCTATAATTGCTGGTGATGCTGCGAATACCAAATTGGTTTCTGGAAATACATCAAAAGCTCAAGCAGTAATTGTTAAATTTGATACAACAACTGCTGAATTATTCGTAAAAATGTTAACTGATACTTTATTCTCTCCAAGTGAGTCTTTATCATTTGCTTCTCAACCATCGTTAACTGGTTTGACAGTTTCTTCTGGCGGAGTAACAGAAGTAGTATTTTCATTTAATACAAATTCTACTGTTACTGCGATTGATAAAACAGACACCACAAAATCATATGACAACTTAATTAATGGAAAAGTTGTTTCTTGGGATAACAACAAAAAGAGGTTGAGAGTATCTTGTAACAAGCAACCTATCAATGATAATTATACTGCTGCGTCTACTATTGGTTCTGCTTATGCTAGAATTTCCATTTCAAGCGCATCAAATCAATCTAAAGATATTTTTAGAGTTAATGATTTAGTTGGGTACGAAAATCAACCAGTGGATACAAAATCATTCTTAGAAGTTAAGAGTGTTTCTTATGCTTCTGGTGTACTATATGTTCCAGAGAATAATAACAATAGTTCTTCTTTGGCAAAATATGTAACCAAAGAAATAACTTTAGAAACCCCAGCAACTTCTATTGATGTTAGATTAACTGCTAATATGTTTGAAATAGATGATGTTCAAGTTCTTTATAAAGTAAATTATGCTACATCCCAATACAATTTTGATGACGTTAAGTGGGAATATTTCAATCAATCTGGCAATCCAGATATTCAAGTAATTCCATCAACAGATAATTTAATTGCTGGTTATATTGAAAATCAAAGTGCTTACAAGGAATATAAGTATTCTGTTAACAATTTACAGGAATTTACTTCTTTTGCGGTAAAAATTGTTATGAGGAGTGCTAACCCCGTTTATGTGCCAAAAATTCAAGACTTAAGAGTTGTTGCTTCCTTCTGATAATGAACTACAGTAGAATACAAGATCATGATTATCTAATTAAAGATAACTCCACTGGAGCAGTTATAAATACTGATAAGGGTTTATTTGAAGATATAAAAAAAGCTCGCAGCAGTAACAGTTCTATTAAACAGTTACAGAACGATCTTGAGGATTTAAAGCATGAAATGACGGATATTAAAAATCTTCTAAGAGAATTAATCAAACATGGCGGTTAGAGAAGTTTTAAAAACATTTACGTTTGAACAGCAGCGTCAAGAAATCAATCGCCTATCGAGCGATGTTGGTGATGCCAGTTCTCTTTCTACTACATCAAAGATAGTAACACAAGCTATCAATGATATTCTTAGTGGTGCTCAATCTCTAGTTGATGCCAATTTATCGGGAGATCTAACGATAAACGGCGGAGACATTTATTTACAAAATGCTGCTACCGATATTTTCATAAGAGACAATGTATTAAACGCTCTTTTAATTACCGAAGGGGCAAATCCATATATTAGTATAGATACTACGAATAGTTCAGAATTAGTAACTATTCATAAGAATACACTAATTGGCGGAAATCTAACAGTAAACGGTGATATAACATTTAGAGCTGGAAATGGTGCGGCTGGATCAATAACTCTTGGAGATGGTAATACTGATAATATTGTTTTTGGAGCAGATGTAAATTCTAGCATCATACCAAATACAAATAATACTTATAATTTAGGATCATCTGGTCAAATATGGTCCTCCTTATTTGTATCTACTATCACCAGTAGTTCAAATGCTGATGTCACAATTGATCCAAATGGTACTGGGGATTTTATATTCAAAGGTGGCACTGGTCAAAATTTCGTTATTAATGATGGAACTGTAGAGAAATTTAGAATTGACAGTTCTACTGGAGACGTATATCTGACTGGAGGCATCACCATTCCAAGTGGTATTGCTATGCAAGACAATACTGCAGATGCTTTCCAAATTAAAGAAGGAACAAATAAATATGTTTCTATTGATACTGTAAATGGCGCAGAAAAAGTAACACTTCACAAGAACGTAGATATTCTTGGAGATTTGTTCGTTGCTGGAACAACCACAACAATTAATTCGACAACCGTATCTGTAGACGATAAAAATATAGAACTTGGTTCTGTAGCAACTCCTTCAGACGCTACAGCTGACGGTGGTGGTATTACCCTTAAAGCTACCACAGATAAAACCATCAAGTGGTTACAATCATCTGGAGCGTGGGAATTTAATACTCCTGTAAAGATTCAAGATGGTCTAAAAATTTCTCAAAATGCGATCGTCAATGACAATATAACCGCTTCTGATATTTCAATCACCCCAGGAACTGATAGAGTAGTCATTCTTGATACTCGTTCTGGTTTTGTAGTTCCAAAAGGAACAACAGCACAGAGACCTACCACACCAATCGCTACAAGCGGTTTGGTAAGATTCAATACAACAACTAATGAATTAGAATCATTTATTGACAATGAATATGTTTCTTTGACAGATCAATTTAGATATGGTATTACTGCTCCATCAAATACTTTAGGAAATAATGGAGACTTCTATTTCGATAAAGTAAAACAAGATTTCTATGGACCAAAAGAGGGTGGAAGTTGGCCCACTCCTATTTGTATTAAAGAGGATAAAGTAGAGAACGTAATTTACGTCAGCAAAGGTGGTAGTGATACTACTTATGATGGTTCTACCCCAGCAAAGGCATTTAAAACTATTAAGAGAGCAGCAGAAGCAGCAAGAGCAACTACAGGAAACACTACGATTAAAGTTGCTTCTGGCGATTACTATGAAGATAACCCAATTTACTTGCCAAAGGGTACTACTATTATCGGAGACAACCTCCGCGAAACACTTGTAAGACCATTAAATGATGGCGTTGATATGTTCTGGGTTACAAGCGGATGCTATGTTGCTCAGTTTGTTATGAGAGACAACTATGGCGATTCAAGCAATTCAGCAGACGCTCTTCGTGGTGTTGGTCAATTAAATTCTGGCATTAACTCATTTATCAGCAACTCAACTACAACATTTAATCTATTCCCTGGTCACAACCTAAAAGATATCAGTGGAATTTATAAAGATGGAGCTAATATGCTCCAGTATAAGAGAACAGATATAATTAATTATGCTTATGGTCAGTTAGTCGGCGGATATCCTTCTCTTGTTATTCCACCAACCAATTTTACAGGAACTCTCACTAATGGAAATGCTGTTGTTACTGGCGTAAGTAGCACAGAGGGACTGGAAATTGGTGACGTAGTAACAGGCACAAATATCACTGTAGGAACAACAATTTTAAGCATTGATAGTGTTACACAAATAACTTTATCTGCTCCAGCATTAGCAGGTGAAAATGGAGCAGCATTGAGTGTTCCTGGAGATGGAAAGTGTAAGAGAGATCTTGGTTTAATCTTAGATGCTATTATTCATGACTTGAAGGTTGGTGGTAACGTCAAATCTATTTTAGCTGGAGAGTCTTATAGAGACGCTAACGGCAATCTACAACATATCACAACAGAATTTGTTGAAACAAAATATGCGATTGATCAACTAAGACTAAGAGCAAGACAAGTTGTTACCGACCCAGCAATCATTGCTGAGTCTGGATTCTTAGCACAATATCCTGCCGTTACAGTTGGTGATTGTACAAATATACAGACAAATATTGATACATTGTTTGGTATTGTAGTTTCTATCTTAGATGGTGCTGATAGTCCAGTATACAATTCTGGTCCTGGATATTTGGTTGTTGACCAAGAGTGGATGAGAGTAGATGATATCACTGGCAATACAGTAACAGTATCTATAAATGGTAGAGGAGTCCCTAATCCAATTACTGGAGCAGCAACAGTAGCAGCAGAACATCCAAATGGTGCTATTGTAACTCAAGGTGGTAGAGTTTTTAGATATGCCGTTTCTTATCCAGACCAAAATGGAATCAAAGGTGCTGGAAGAATCAATGTAAGCTCTTCAACTTCAATTGTAACTGGAACAAACACTAAATTTAGATCCCAAACTTTTGCTGGTGGTTCGATAAAAGTAGGAAATAGTTCATATACTATTTTATCTGTACAGTCAGATACTCAATTAACATTAGCGACTGTACCAACTTCATCTGTTTCTGCTACTATTTACAGATTCATTCCACCAAGAGAAAGAATTTTCCTATCTCCATATGTACAAAACTGCTCAGTAATTTCTGTTCTTGGTCAGACTTCATATAACTCCACTACAAAAACATATGATGCCTCCAAGACAAGAGCGGGTGGATTATTAATTGATGGAGGAAACTTGCTTTCCGATACTCCATTGAAATCAATGGTTGCTGATGCGTTTACACAGGTTGTTTTCAACTCTGTTGGTTTCCACTTAAAGAATGACTCATATGCTCAGTTGGTATCTGTCTTTGAAATCTTCGAAGACGTTGGTGTGCTTTGTGAGACTGGTGGATATGCCTCTGTAACGAACTCTGCGACGAACTTCGGTAACGAAGGTCTTAAAGCGATTGGATTCAGTCCTGTGGCGCTTCCATTCTACGCTAACGGTAGAGTTGCTGGCATTACCAATATCACAAAAACATCATTTGCTACAACAGCGTCTGCTATCGTAGGAACTTCTTTCAGTTCGGTACTAAGTGGAGCAAAGACAAGAGTAACTGTTAGAGTCTCCGCTAACGATATTAGTAAATTTGAAAGGGGGCAAATTATTACGATTGCTAACCATACAGCAACACCAAACATCAATAGAACTGGTATAGAAATTGAAACAGTAAGATTCAGTGACAACTTATTCACATTTATTTTAAATACCCCATTCTTACAATCTTATGCTCCTCCTTATGCTGGTGGATCTACTGGGGTCGTAACAATTACCAGTGGTTCTACTTATACTAAAGTAACTGCTATCAACTTCCAGAAAGCACCACAAGCTAACCAAATTGTAAAAATTGATCAACTTCCAGCTCTACCAGATGGCGAATACATTGTAGATGAAATCTTTATCTTCTCACCTCCAGATCAAGCAAACACTTGCGAATTTAGTTTAGTACAAAAAGTTCCAAACGCCGATCTTTCATTAGTTCCAAACAATGCTGCTATCGAACTTCGTTCTCCATCAAGTGTTAACAGTTCTGGTCACACCTTCGAATATGTGGGTTCTGGAACTAACTACATGGCTCTACCTACGAATGGAGGTAGAGCAGTAACAGCAAAACAGAGTGTTGAAATCAATGCTGGTAAATGCTATGTTTCTGCTACTGACCAAGATGGTAACTTTACCGTTGGTCCAAACTTCAACGTTGACCTAAGAACAGGTAAGGCAACTTTTACTGGTGCGGTTGCTATTGGTGTTCTTGATTCGCTTCAATTAAAAGGATCGCCAGGTACTCCAATTTTTGCGTTCTCAACAAACACAGATTTAGGTGGTGCTTCTGGTAGATCAGATCAAGTTTTACCAACGCAAAAAGCTGTACGTGATTTTGCAGTTGACAAAGTTGGTCCTTTCTTTGATCTTGATGTTGGTACTTCATCTCAACCTGGACTTGTTGTTCAGTTGGATGGTACTGGTAAAATTAACCGCGACCAAATTCCACCACAAGAACCATTCAACGTTTATGTTGTTGACACCGATGCTGAGCGTTTAGTTGCCGCTATTCCCACATTATCTAAAACAGTTACCTCCCATACAATTGGTAGTAACGTATTAACACTAAACAATCTTATTAAAGTTGAAATTGGATATGCGGTAACTGGTACTAATGTGCCGCAAAATGGTCTAACAGATGCCAAAATTGTTGCGATTAATACGGGCACAAATCAAATTACTCTTGATGTTTCTGGAGCAAACTTTACATCACAAATTTCTGGAACAATTACAATTAAAAATGCCACTCCTCTAAAAGTGGGTGACTTCGTTGTTCAAACAAATACAACAAATCCACCATCAAGATCTTATATCTTAGCATCTCTACCAGCAACAATAAACAACAATTGGCAGGTTATTTCATCTGAACAGGTTGATGCTAGTCAGATCGTTTCTGGTGTTGTATCGCCAGCTCGTTTAGGAACAAGAATTGCGAACGAAAATACATTTCTTTCTGGTCTAAGTAAATATGTTCCCCTACCAAAAGGCGTTAGAGCTGTTCCCAATACAATTTCTGGAACAACTATTATTTCATTAGGTAGTGATGGTCCTATTTCTGTTAAGAGAACTGCTACATCAGTTAACATTTCATCAGCATTTTACACCAGTGGTGGTTCTCCAGTATTTACATTTAACACATCAACACTTCATGGATTGGTAAACGGGGATTATGTAGAGGTTGATGGTGTATCTCCAGGTTCTTATAATGGTTATTATCAGGTAACTGTAATTGATGGGGATACGTTCACTGTTCCCGCTGCTGTAAATCCAGGTGTATATGTAACTGGTGGAACTGTAACTAAGGGAGATCCATACAGAACTGGATTCTTGGATCTTGATGTAAACATTGCCAAGTTTGCTTCTGGGCAATCTACAGGAAGTAGTGAATATGGTGTTGCCAGCTTTGATTATAACACTTTCGAGATGTTATCATCAACTGGTTTCTCAGTAACTCTTAGAGATAAAGGTGTTTCTCTTTCTAAGATTAAAAATATTGGTCCTCGTTCATTACTTGGAAATACTTTCTACACAGAACAAAACGTAGCAGAAGTACCACTAAGAGGATTTGCTGCTGAAATTTTTGAATATGAAACTGTTCCTAATGTAAGTGGCAAATGGGAAATTAATGAATTAGTTACAAATAGAAGTTTAGGTGAAAGACCTCAACTACAGATGGTAGTTGGACAATCAATTAAATTTATATTGAGACAGTCCAATGTTGGTCACCCAATGTTTATCACTGCTTTTCCTGGTCAAACAGGTACAATAGCAAATCCACCCGCATCAATTTATAATATAGGTGTTACCAAATTTTTAAGTAGTGTTCAGAGCAGTGGTTCTGGTGTAGAAGTTGGTGAAGTTATTGTAACAGTAACTCAAGATACACCATCTGTATTATATTATCAAGACGGTTCTGACGCAGATAATTATGGTGTTATTAACATTACCAACTTTAGAGGAAGCACTGTCAATATATCACAGACTTTCTCAACGATTGCTCCATCTGTGATTGATACTTTTTCAGCAAAAGATATCTACACTGCTAAGTACTTACTTCAAATCCACAACAAACCAATTGGACCAACTAATGTACAAAATCAAGAAACAAAATATTTACACTCTACCGAATTGATGATTGTTCACGATGGCGTAGATGTTATGATCAGTGAGTATGGTACTCTCTGGACTAAGAATCTTGGTGAATTTACAGCTGTACTAAACAATAATATTGTTTCTGTTTTATATACTCCAACAGCAGTAAATGGAATGCCAGCAGGAAATCCTGGTGGATTCTGGAGTGGTGTAGAAAATGTTATCTCAAATACGATTAGATTGAGCAGAGACTTCCTTACATAAATAAAGCAGCGTTGTTAATTTTTTGTAAACATGAATGCTGATACACTGAGAACTAATTTTAATAATCAGTTGAAAGAAACTGAAGGTCAAATTGCCAAACTAAAAGGCGAATTAGAAAAGTTAGAAGAATACAAACTCAAACTACAAGGTGGTTTGGAAACGTTAGAGCTGCTATCTTCACAAGAAGGCGAAGAAGAAGCACCAGCAGCAGAATAAAAAAATAGACCCCGAAAGGGGTCTTTTTTTATCGGTTGAAATATCCTCTTGGGAATAATTGCCCAAATGTCGGTCGTCTACCAGTAAGAATACCAGGAGTAGAAGAACGATTTCCAGTAACAGGAGAATCTAAATTGTTTATGTTGTAATTTGAAGAAAATGCAATATTGCCCGAAGCTCTTGTCACAGAAGAAAGTGTGGGAGTAATAAATGGTGTTGCCGTTGTTGGCAAAAAAGCAATAGAGTTATTTACTGCTGTTGCTGCTGTTGTTGGTTGTAAATCTGATAATACGATGTCTGGCATTAGGTTGTCCTCGCACAGAGTAATATTCCTATTGAATTATTATTATTTACATTATCAAGACCATTTTGAGATGTTTGATAACTCGCAACAATAATTTCATATATTTCTGATGGACTTACAGTAATCGTATCACCAGTTCTAAACTGCGTGAGACCAGGAGAAGTAGCTACTTGTAGCATAATATAATCATCGGGTATATAATATGGACAAGGCATTAAATAATTTGAGATTGGAATACCTTTAATTGGTTTATAATAATTTGCTGATGGAGAAACAAATTTATTTCTATCAGCATAATTCAGTGATGTTTGTGAACTTTGTATTCTATCATACGTGGAATTTCTATAATAAGTAACTACTCCACTTCCACCATAACCATTATTTGTATCAATATTACATTCATATACACTCCAAGGAATATTAAAACTATTACTATTGCGAAGATACCCATAGTTTGCCTCTCTAGATAGAGAACTATATTCAGTTGGTTCGTTTTGTGAACCAGTAGTACTTGAGTAATAACTATAATTATATCCAGGACATAAGTAACTCATATACAAAGAACGTGCTCCATAAACTGCATAAGTTGTTATTCCGCCATTCCAAACATGATTTAGATCCCAAACATTGTTACCGAAATTACTTCCTCTATGGATAGAAAATGTAGCAAATGTGGTTATAACATTATTAATTGTTTGTGTAAATTGTATTATGGCAAAATTTGTATCTTGTGGTGATTGTGCTTTATACAATCTTATAGAAAGTGGATAAGATGTTGGTGTGGAAGATGTAGCATAATCAAGATAAGTAAAATTACTATTAGAAGTGTTTATATAATTTACACCTTCTTGATAATCTAAACCCCTATCTCCACCATAAGATCCATAGTTAGACCCTCCATCAATAAAACTATAGTTAGTTCCTTGTCGATTTAATGCACTCCACATTGCTCCAGAACTGATGTACATTCTATAATTATTTGCGTCTAATCCAAAACCATAAAATGTAGTGCCAAAAGTTTTAGTGTTATCATTGACATTTTTTAATACCGCAAAATGACCAAACGAACTCTTTTGATACATTGTACTACCAGCACCATAATTTGTAGTGATAATATTACAAACTCCATTAAATGCTGCTTGTTGTGCTGAGGTTGCGCTATTTACACCCACTAAAATATCATTAGTTATATCAACTCCTCCGATTGCAGACCCAGGAATAGTAAGAGTTTCGTTCGTTCCCCAACCAGATCCTTTACTGTATATCGATATACCAGCTACACGATGATTATATGTTGAACCGTAGACCGCCGTTGGAAAACGATAAACTTTAATTTTCAAAGAAGATCTACTACCAGATGCTGGGATAGTATATTTCCAGTATGGAAAATACAAGGTGTTGTTTGAGTCTTTAACAGATGGTAATATTCTAATTACACCTCGCATTGCGGCATTCACAGAATTTCCATAACCATACGAATAAATTCCAGTTAATCCAGTTCCAGAAATATCATCGGGATATTGATTTTCGTCTTCTGTTTGGGGCCATCCTACAACATTCCAAGCTACATTTGATGTTCCCTGTCCAGTTGGGAAATTTTTATAACTTTCCGAAGCATAATTATTTGCATTCAATACTCTATTTGCAGCATATCCCGTTGATGGACTATCAATAATATAAAATTGTCCTCCACTTGTTGTATCATTTACTATAAAATTAAGAGTATCTCCCATTTCAACATCAATTTGATAATTATTATACAAAACATTAAATGCTCTTCTCAGTGGAATTGTATACCAAGATCCAGTAACTGCAGAAAGATTAATTGAAATTCCATTGGTTGCATCATCAAGTGTTGCCGCTAATTTAATTGTATTACCATCAACTTTAATAACATAATATGTTGTATTGTTGACTAAAGGACTTATACTACCGTAGCTACCTGATAAACTATCTGGATTCCAAACAACTGGATTGCCAGTTTGTAGAAGGTGTTGTGTTAATGTCAAAGTATCTGAAGTTAAATTGTAATTATTTACATACCATTGTTCTAATAAATTATATGATGACGTTCCATTATTAGTAACATAAAAATATCTGTTAATACTTGAAGTTGCTACTACCGCAGGACCACCACAGAATCTCCAGTTGTAATCTGGAAAGGTAGTTGAATTATTTCCTGGCGCTTGAAACGCTACAGGAGAACCAGCAACCGCACTACCACCATTCCACCCCAACTGACTAAAAGCAGTTTCTAAAGCATCCAAAACATGCTGGCGTGTCCATCCAGTATTTCCGTTATTAACATTAATAACTGATTTAAAAATTGCCATTTTTTATTCTCCGATCTTTAATGCTGTTAGAGTTATTGTAATTGGGGTGGATGAAGTACTTCTGTTTGTAACAGAAAGATAAATTGTTGTGGTTCTTGGATTATCATTGTTAAATCCTAAGATACCTGGACTGATTAGTATTGTATTTGTAACACCATCAGTTCTTACTTCAGCAATAACACCAGAACCTGCTGTTGGGTCTGTTCCTTCACTTCTTGTTGAATCAGCATCTCTTGATGCGTCATCTGTATATACACGAACCCACGATTCAGCGGTGGTTGTAATTTTAAATAATGAATATGCTTTGTATCCAGTAATATTTAGTTCTGCTGTTGTGTTAGGAGCTAATGACGCAGTAGTTCCACTTAATTCTTGAATTGTTGGAACACTTGCTGCTACAGAAGCACTGACAACTCCATTTCCGTCAATGGTTAATCCAGATCCAATCTTGATACCACCAAGAACGGTTGCGGTTGCTGTTGGTAACGTGTAACTACCTGTGTTTGCGCTAAGAACACCATTGACATCAATACTTAAGTTAGCACCAACTTTAATTCCACCAAGGACAGAACCAGAAGCAGTTGGAAGTGTGTACGCAGCAGGAATGGTTGGTTTGTTCTTAATAAAATCAAGAGAAGAATTATTAGTTTGATTCCAGTCTGCTTGAACTGGAGCAACGCTACCAATCGTGATTCTTCTGTTTCCAGAATCCCAGTTTACAGTTGTGCCAGCACTACCAGCAAATTCAATACTATCTGTTAATCCAGTACTTGGAACAAGATCAACGAATGCGTTGTTACTAGTAGTATTTCTGCCTTGTAAATCATATGTAATAACAGTGCCACCACCGCCGCCGCCGCTAACAATAGTATTTAATACTTTATTTACACTATCATAAGTATATGTAACTCCAACTTTACTACCATTAATTAACATCAACGCAGCAGCATCTTTTGCCGCCGCATCTGTATATTGAGTTACTGTATTTGCTGGAGCTCTGAATGTGATTGTGGTTGCGTTGGTTCTTTCAACCAATAATCCATCAGCACCAGCAAAAGTGATATCGGTATTTGTTGTAGCAATACCAATTTCTTGTAATCTCAATTTAACAGTATTGCCAGCAGATGCTTCACTACTAAAATTATATGTTCTTCCTGTAATCGTGAGTTCATTGTTGACTCTGGAAATGTTGAGTCCGCTTGTTGCTCTGACAATAACATCACTTGTGGCACCACCAGAAGCAGAGAGTCTTAAAATTTTTCTTTCGGCATTTTGCTGTGTATTGCCAACAGTATAATCTTGTACTGATGTAGAGTATGTTTGTTGAAAGTTTCCAATGAGTGTTTGAAGATCTGAAGATGTGGAACTTGAAGTTGTTACAACTCTTTGATTTGTCCAATTACCAGAATGAGAATAATATAGAGCACCGCCAGACTGCGAGTAAACCAAAGCACCTTCGTTTCCAGAAGCAGAAGGAAATTCAGCAATACTGGCATAATAAAATGGAATAAGGTTATTAGTTCTTGGAGCAGTAATTGCTCCATCATTAGCTATGGTAACTAATGAGTCTTGAACTTCGTTTCCTGTTGTTCCATTCCATCTTGCGATTGCTTTATCAGTTGATGTGACTGGACCAATCATTGTTCCACCACCACTTCCAGATCCACCAGCGGAAGCAGGCGCCCATTGCGTACCATCCCAACGCAAAATGTTTCCTGTTATTGGAGTGGCAGATGAAACATTACCAAGATTTTGTAGTAATGTAGGAATTGTCGGTTTGCCAGTTAGATCAGCATATGCTCCACTAAACAATGTTGGTTTGTTTAGAATAGCACTAACCCCTGTTGTTGCTGTCCAATCAGCATTCACTTGTGCTGCTGGGATAGTTGGTCTATTCAGTAAATTATTGTAATTATTATAGTCAGTTGGAACTGGAATATTTTGATAGGTGGTTCCATCATTGGTGAACTCCCATCTATCACTTAATTCATTCCAACGAATAACAGTATCATTTGAAGATCCTCTTTCAATGATGATACTGGCGTTAGCTGTTGGTTGCCCAACGACACTATCATTTAATATAATTTGATTGTTAGTAACATTTAATGTTGTTAGATTATTTGTTGTAATCGTTCCAACTACATTAAGATTACCAGTTATACTTAAATTTGATAATGTTGGTGAGGTATTTTCTGAGATAAAACTGGTAGTTGTCCACGTAGCACCCGCGCCAGTGCTTGTTAGATATTGACCTGATATACCATTTGATCCATTAATTCTTAGTGAAGGTGTATCCAGTCCTGCGCTAAATGAAACTGGACCACCAGTTGTATTCGTAATAGTGTTTGCTAAAACAGTTGGCGATGTTGTACTTGTTCCAACCACTAATGAAGAGAATGTTTCAGCAGTATTCCTTTGTGCGTATCCAGTTAGTAGTGGTGGAGTAAAAGTTAAAACACCAGAAACACTATTATATGCTAATGCTCCAGATCCAGACGCTCCCTGAGTAGTTATGCTTAAATTTGGTGGTGTTGAACCGCTACCACCACCGCCGCCCGTAGAAGTTGCGTTTATTCTTCCATTCTGTGAATCATAAGCAAAACTAATTCCACTATGAAAACCATTGGTGAATAGATTTGCGGCAATTTTTTCAACGGTTGACCAAGGAAATTGGTTTTGTGATGGCATTATGATTTCCTACATTTTTCCGTAATAGTATTTATAATTGAGTATTTTAATTGTATAAATAAAGATAGAAAATTTAGCGGAAGGGGAGAGTGAACCTTCATGGCAACGAATGCTAAGGCGTTCGTCGTAAAAAACGGCGTCGTCGTACAAAATCAGAACAGATTAGAGTTACAAGAATTATCTTCGAATGGAGACAATTCTGTTTCGCTTCGAGCGCCATCATCTCTTTCCGCTAATTACACATTGACTCTACCCACAACTGCTGGAGTAGACAGACAGGTGTTACAAACGAATGGGTCGGGAGATCTATCGTGGGTAACACCTGTTTTTGTTGAAGATGTTTTGGCATTATCAATCGCGTTAGGATAAAATGGCAACTAATACCTTTAGATCCAGAGTAAGCGCAGCTGTTGGTACAACATATACCTCAGTATATACTTGCCCTGCCAATAGCGTAGCAATCATCATTGGATTAAACCTTGCTTGTGTAGCAACCTCTTCTGTGGTTGCTGATGTTCAAATTGATAAGATTTCTGGTGCTGATGCTAATTTAATTAAAAATATTCCAATTCCAACTGGTGCTTCATTTGAAGTATTATCTGGTCAAAAAATTGTTTTGGAAGTTGGAGATCAAGTAAAAGTACGATGTGACACTGCTGGCGGTATGGATGTCTTATTAAGTTTCTTAGAAATTACTAATTAATAGGAGGAGTAATGCCATACTTAGGTATAAGTCCCACAAGGACAGATAATAGAAAAATTGATACTCCCCTCCAAAGAGTTGGCGGTGGCGTTGGATTTAATGGTTCCGCAACTCAATTCTATCTAACGATTGAAGGAGAACCAGTTTATCCAGATACAGAACTATTAGTACAAGCAGTACTTAATGGCGGTCAGTTAAATCCAAAAGTAGATTTCTTTATTCAAAGTAACATCATTACTTTTGCGATTGCGCCATCTTCTGGAGCAGTTTTCTTCGCCATTATTGGAGATAGAATTTCTCTTAACAAACCTGGAACAGATACAGTAACTACTGTTAGTATTAGAGATGCAGCAGTAACAACCACCAAAATTGCCGATAACGCAATTACTTCCGAGAAGATTGCTCCAGGAACAGTAATCGCAGCGGATGTAGCTGATGGTGCTATCACCACAATTAAGTTAGATGGCACATCTGGAGCAGAAGCAGTTTCAACAGCAAAGATTCGTGATTTAAATGTCACAACTGCTAAACTCGCTGATACCGCTGTAACAAATGGCAAGATTGCTGACGGTGCGGTAGACAACTTAAAATTAAAGTCAAGTGCTTCAGTAGATGCTGATAGAGCTGTCACCACAAATCATATTCGTGATTTAAACATCACTACTGGAAAGTTAGCAGGTGGAGCAGTAGATTCTTCCAAACTAAAGAGTAGTCCATTAGTTGATTCCGACAGAGCAGTTACTACAAATCACATCCGTGATTTAAATGTCACTGGAGATAAAATTGCTACTGATGCCATCACATCAGATAAAATTGCCCAAGGAGCAATTGGCAATTCAAAAATTTCAAACGGTTCAATTACTTCAGAAAAATTAAATCTCAGTGTTCTGACTGACCCAGCGAACCCAACTGATGGTCAATTAATTTTCAACACTTTCACTAACGCACCAAAGATTTACAACCAATCTCTCACAAGATGGGAAGAAATTTTAACACAAACAACTGCTGGAAGCTTGGTTGGTTGGACTTTTCTTGCTGCTATTCCAACTTCAATTTCATCTTTCACAGAAAGAAATACACAAGTTGCTCCAGAAACTGTTGTTAAAAGTTATGCTTTTAATGAAAGTGCTTTCGTTCCCAGACATGTTATTATTACAAATGGAGGAAAAATTTCTTCTTCTGCTAATTTAACTTCGTGGTCAGCAAGAACATCAGGAACTCCAAATAACTTAAATTCTGTTTCCTGGGGAGGATCATTTTTCTTTGCTGTAGGAAACGCAAATACTTTATGTACTTCATCAAACGGTGAATCATGGACTACTTCTGTTGGTCCATTTGGAACTAATAATAGTAACATTATATCTACATTTTTTGGCAACGGTATTTTACTAATTGGTAGTTCTTTTGGAGAAATTGGTTCTTCTACTGGAGGGACATCATTTACCTTAAGAAATAGTAATTTACTTTCACCTATTACATCATTTGCTTATAACAATAGTGTTTTTCTTGCTGGTGGATCTTCAGGAGATATATCTTCATCAAGTGATGCTACTTCATGGACACAAAGACTTAATATTGGTGGTCTAAATAAAGTTTATTTACAACCATACGGAACAGGATTTATAGCAGTAATTGATAATCAAACAAATAATGATGTAACTATAAAAACTTCAACAAATGGTAATGTTTGGACAGATTTAGTTGTTAATCCATCAAATGTACAATCTGTTCAATCATTTAAATATTTCCCAGCAACACAAGCTTATTTGATTATTGATCAAAGTGGAAACACTTTAAGATCCTCAAATGGAAAAGACTGGGCAATTTTTAATCAACCAGTATTTCAATTTGGAACAAGTATTTCAATTTCAGATTTTAATTATGTTGAACTTGCTGGTGTTCAATACTTTTTAATGATGGGTACAAAAAATGTGAATGGAACTCTTTCTCCATATTTTGTTACCTCAACATTTAATACTACAAATAATCAACTTGAATCGAATAAAAATTATATTGTGGATACATCTTATGGTTTGATTAGTGCTAATTTACCTTCTAATCCAAATATTGGAGATATTGTTAGATTAGCAGATGGAGCAAATACTTGGGGGACAGCAAATGCTGTAATTAATGCCAATAATAAATCATTCTTAGTCAGTACAGGTGTTGTTGATAACGCATTAATTCTTGATTATTCTGGCGTGAATATTGATTTAGTATGGACAGGTTCATATTGGAGAGTTTACTAAAATGGCAATTAATTTAAGCAACTTAATAGGAGCAGGAGGTTCTGGTTCTTCCACCTCAATTTACGATTTTCATGGTCTAAGAAGAACTGCTGATGGTATGTTGATTTACACTTTAGAAGATACTGTTTCAAATTCTGTTATTGATGTCTTTAATGAACCACAAGATGGAGTATTTGCTTCTTTGAATGAAGACTATGTTGAAGCACTACCATCAGGTAGACAAAAAAATAATATCAGTGGAATGGGTGATTTAAATAGTGCTAATGATAAATATCAACAGTATAGATTTGAAAATAAAAAAGTGAGATATTTTATTGATGATGCTGGTTATATGGTCGCAAGACTAAATGCGAACTATTCTTACACAGGTCCAAAATAATAGGAAAACAAAATGGCAGACTTCAGATTAGGTAGATTAAAATTTAATTGGAGAGGCGCTTGGACTGCTACAACAGCCTACGAGATTGATGACATTGTGAAGTTTGGTGGTAACACATATGTTTGTGTTGTCAACCACACATCTGCCGCATCTGAAGCGGCATTTTATACCAATGATCTTGGCGCATCCCCAACAAGATGGAATGTTCATGTTCCAGGTTACGAAGTAAAAGGAACATGGGCAGCAACCACTTTTTACAAACTAAATGACCTTGTTACTTATGGTAACACAATTTATGTTTGTACAACTCAACACACTTCAGCAAGCACGTTTGATGCTACTAAATTTTCAACTTATCTTGATGGATTAAAGTTTGAAAATAACTGGAGTAGTTCAACCGAATATCAATCAGGAGATATTGTTGCTTATGGCGGATATACTTATACCGCTAAAAGAATCAATACAAACGTAATTCCTTCTTCAAGTTCTGCTGATTGGGGTCTCCTAGTCACTGGACTATCCCCAGTGGGAGCATGGAGTGGAGCAACTGCGTACAAGCCTGGTGATGTTGCTCAGTATGGCGGTAATCTTTACGTTGCGATTGCTGCTAGTACTAACGTAAAACCTTCGTCAGATGTAACTAAATGGACATTCTTTCAAACTGGTCTTAAATGGAGAGGCACCTGGAGTGCGGTTACCGATTATAACATCGGTGAAATCGTATTCAAGGGCGCTAGTGCTTGGATAAATATCCAAGAATACACCATTGCTAATGGTGGAGCAAGAGACCCCGAACAAGCACCTGCTTTCTGGGAACTATTTGCTCAGGGTGATAACACCAGTAATGTAACCCAACAAATTGCTGCGGTTAAGGCGGCAGCTTTGACATTTTCACTAACATTCGGATTCTAATTTTAAAAGGAGAATAAACTAAAATGGCAAGAAAGTTAGCATTTGACTATACATTTAATAAGGCTGCTCGTCAGGTTATATTAAATGGTAACGTCAACGCAAAGAGATTACTCTTAATTAACAACGCAACCGCCAACACCGTTATCTACAACGTTGGCGATACGGCTCTCAAAGCGACTTCAGTAACATATAATTCAGCAACTGATAAAACAACTGTTACATTAAACTATGACACCACTGGAATGTCAGATAGTGACGTTCTTCAGATTTTCACTGAGCAAGATGGTGTTGAAATCAAACCAGTTGATACACTGCTTGATCCAGTATCAAAGTTCCGCGTATCGGAACCAAACACTCTAATTGATACTGACTTTGAATATGGTCTACAGGCAACCAAGTGGGAAACCCTCGAAAGAGCAAATAATATTCCAGGATACTATTCAATTTCTGGAGATACTCCACTAACAAATATTGCTGACGTAACAACCAACGGTACTAATATTGTAACCGTTATATGTACTTCCCCACACGGTTTAACTACTGGTATTCCTATTGACGTTCGTGGTGTAGATAGCATCACTGCGGAAGGAACTTTCCTTGTTCGTAGAACAACTGAATTTTCTTTCACCTACGAGACAAGAACTGTCCAGCCTGGTTCACCTTCAGTACCAGTAAGTATTAATACCGCATATATCACAATTACTACTGGTCGTTTCTACGTTCAGTCACAGATTCCTTTTGACAACAGTGCTTCAGTAGATGAGGGTCCAGTTGTTACCAACAATGCTTCGCCAAGCACACTAACAGTAACAACTCCATATAAGCATGGATTCAAGACAGGTGCTCCTTTCTACCTAACAAATACTCTTTCAAACAGAAGAGTTAACTTCTCTGCTGCTTCTATTACTTCGGGTGGTAACGTTGAAGATAGAATTTCATATTCTCTAAACACAGGTACATTTAACCCATATGAACCATTCCACCAAGGAACCATTCTTCGTGTAATTGACGCTGCTTCTTCCATTTCGGTTGTGAATGATACGATTAGCATTCCTAACCATGGTCTTGTAACTGGCGACGCAATTACATATATTGGTTCCACTGGTTCGCATCCAACAATTAACGCTGTTTCAACTGGTCGTTTTGCTGTTTCTGCTGGTCAATTACCAATTTATAACAACGGAACTGGTGCTGCTGCTTCAGCTTTCTTCTATGCTGTTGTTATTGATGCTGATACAATCAAATTAGCAACAAATCCACAGAACGCATATAACGGCGATGTTCTTGTTGACTTCTCAGCAGCTGGTACTGGTAACCTAACATTCTCTCTATTCAATAGCAGAGGATATGAGCTTCAGCAAAGCATTGCTACCATTCAAACAATCAATGGTCAGTCAGAAGTTAAAGTAACGTTCTCATCCAGCAGAACAAACCGTCAAATGGGTGTTTACCCAGAGCGTCAGATTACTCTAAGTGATACTGGTATTGCTGGTCTTGATGGTGTTTATGTTGTAAAAGCAACTCCAACTGCTCCTGGTTTTACCAGTCAGAACTGGAGAGAAACTGATAGCTTCTTCATCATTGAAGGTCCATCTAACAGCACTGGTGGTGCTCTACTCAATCAATCTGTTTCTGCTACCTACACACTATCAAATACTGCCGCTGCTACAAACACTCTTATCAGAACTAAGAACTTTGAGAATTCATTCTCTCCAACGATTAGCAGTGTAAGTGGCACTACCCTTACTGTTAACACTCTCACAAACTTGGGAGATGGAGATCTACCAACTCGCGTTGGTTCTATCGTAAGATTCAGCAATGTTGGTTCTCTAACTGGTGTTTCTATCAACACAAACTACTTTGTTTCTGCTGTAACATCAACAACCATCGCTCTATCTTCAACACACCCTGCTTCAACTGCTGGTGTAACTGCTTTAACATTAGGTGGAACTCCTGGTGCTGCTGTTGCCAGAGTATTCCGTTCTGGTGTTCGTGCTCAGGTTCATGATGGTGCTACTTCATGGTTGAACCACACTCGTTGTTCTATTCACGATTGGTGCTCAATCACAGGTAAAATGTTCACCCGCGAGTGTATTTCATCGGATAGAATTTTTATCAAGAACCATGGTCTAGCATCTGGTGTTCCTGTTATGTTTGTTGGTGGTGGCAATACTTGGACTGGTGGTACAACACCTCCAGTAGAATCTGCTGCTCAGTCAGCTATTTACTACATTGAACCAATCAATAGAGACGAAGTTGAACTTCGTACTACTGAAACTGTTTCTGGTGTTGGTCCTTATTCTGGTTCAACTGGTGCTACTCGCGTAAACTTCTCCACAGCAAACACATGGGCAGGTGGTGTATACCAAATTCATCCTGGATTTACAATTAACGCATTCTCATCTCCATCTGGTGGTTCTGGTGGTGGTCGTGACCGTGTTCTTGGTGCTTACGCAAACCTACCTCCATACATGACTGAAAGAGCAGAAGTTATCATTAAAGAGGGAACTGGTTCTACCATTGTTGGTGGTTTACAGCAAACTCCAAACACATATGCTCAGTTCCAGAAGTACTTCGCAAGAACGCTCATCAACTCTGGTCCTATTTCTGGTGCTTCTGAATTCTCTCTAACTCTTGCTGATAGCGGTTCTCCGATCAACTTCACTTCAACACATACAACTGGTGGTGGTAGATTTATTGGTATTCGTATTTCAGAAAATACTTTCTCCAACAGTTTCTATCTACCAAACCATGGCGGTATTGCTGGTCAGAGAACTACCTATAGCATTTCTGGTTCATTCACCAACGGCACAAGAGATACTCAGGCAACATATCCAGCTACAGCAGGATTCCCTGGTCCTCTATTTGATTTTGTTACAGACTCAACTGGTGTTAACTGGCCAAGAGTTAACATGGCATTATCTCAACCAACTGGTGCTGTTCAAGGTCTATCAAACGGAACAACATATTACATGGTTCCAATTAATGATGACATTTTCAAAGTACAAGCATTCTCCGCTTCTACTCTTCCAACTGGTCAACCAACAGTTCAGTTCTCTATTACTGGTACTGCTTCGCAAGCAACCAACGCCGTCTCTGGTCCATTTGGTATCACAGACGTGAGCTTTAGTAACACTTCTGTTGCTAACCCATTCGGTAATAGAATTTTCCTACCTATTGAACAGCAAACATTAGTTGAAGGTGACGTTATTCGTTATGAATCAACTGGTGCTTCTGAAGTTGGTAGTGCTTACACTGGTGCTCCTGGTCTTGTAAATGGTAACCTATTTACAGTAAGAAACGTAAGTGATTTTACTCCAATTTCAACTGGTCTATTTACTACGATTGATCATGACGCTGATGCTTCCATCCTTACTTTAAACACATCTGTAAGTTCGATTTCCGCTGGAAACACCCTTTGGACAGGAACATACCTCAACGAAAGACTATTTGTTAATGCTGTTGGTGCTGGTACTTTCACCATTGGTGGTCAAAGTGTTACATTGACCGCAAACCAAATTCATGTTACCAGGGGATTTGGTGGTACTACTGCCCGTGTAATTCCAACTGAAATAACTCTTTATAGAATTAATGGTAGTTTCCAACTTCAAGTTAGAGACACAGCGACTCCAAGATCTTTCTCTGTTGCTTCGGGTTCAACAAACGCAACTACTGATACTTGGACCTTGACTGGTCATGGTCTAAGAATTGGCGAAACGGTTGCTATTTCGGCTTATTCAACATCAGGTGCTATCACCAACACGATTATTAATACCGCTCAATCTGCTAACGCACAACTTTATTTTGCGATTCCTGTTGATGCCAACAACTTTAGATTGGCACACTCAAGAGCTGCTGCTTTTGCTGGTTTCCCAATTGACATCACAAACGCAGGTTCTGGTGGTAGCTGGTCATTTGTTCAGTACTACGATTCAGTACCTCTCACTTCATCTGCTTCTGGCACACACTCTCTCATCAACGTTTCTTCAACTGGAACTATTGATGGTGGTTACGATGCTTCATCGGTGTCTGACTTTAAGATGGTCTTCTCTCCATCTACAACTATTTCAAATAGAACAATCACCTTTGACCCACAAAGAAATACCGATCTCAAGACTGGTACTTTCTTCTATCAGAATCATGGTTTAACAACTGGAGCAAGAGTAGTTTATTCACGTAACGGAAACAGCTTTGAAATTGGTAGATCCACTGGTAATACCAACCCTCGTGCTGGTTATAATGCTCTGTATGATCTTCAGATCACAAGCGTTGTCACCTCATCACCTTCTGCTGGTTTTGTAACCTACAACTTCTCAACCCTGCCATCATCACCATTTGATATTGTTCCTAACCAGACAATTACTATTTCTGGTGTTACAAGAGATGGAAGTTTAACCAATGGTTATAATGGAACATTCAAAGTTGTTTCTTCAACTGTTTCTTCGGTAACCGTTGCTAACTCAACAACTGGTGGTACGATTGCTGGTACTGGATTCATCTCTGGAACCTACTACGTAATTCGCAGAAACCTTGATATGTTCCAACTTGCCTATACCAAGCAAGATGCTCTAAATGGCGTTGCTATTCAGAACTTCTCCACAACTGGTACAGTTAATGCTGGTCATACCATCACAACTGCTCAGGTAACTGGTGAATCATTAGGTAGTGGATTAGCAACTATCGTTGCGAGAGACTTGATTGTTAATGGTTCGTCTGGAAGTGTCGTAACTCCTGCTTCAGATAGAATTGTATCAAATAGTCACGGTTTTGTTACTGGCGACCGCGTAATTTATCAGGTTTGGGGTAATGGTAGAAATATCAATGGTCTTGTTTCTGGTAGACAATACTTTATCAACCGAACTGAAGGTTCACAGCCAAGAGGTGGTGCTAGTTCAGGACAAGGTGCTAACCAGTTCTCACTCCACAATACATGGGTAGGTGCTTATACAAACACCGATCTTGTTGATATTCTTGGAGTTGGAACCAGCACACTTCACCAGTTCAAGGTAACCAACCCAACACTCAAAGGTACTACTTTTAAGGGTGATTGGAACAATTCTGACAACTATCTCTATGGTGACATCGTTCTCTATAGAAACAGCTACTACATGTCAGTAACTGGTGCTACTGCTCCTGGTCAGTCATCTGTTGTCTTCAACAATGCTAACCCACCAGTACAGGATTCTGATGGTAGAGCAAACCTCAACTGGATGCTACTTCCACCACTACCAGCATACTCAACTAGATTCCTAGCACAGTATAGAGGTGGTGATAGCGTTAAGTTGTCTGGTAGAATGCCTATCAAGACACTTGTATTCTCTGGATCTAGTGTTGCTAATACTACAACTGGTATCTTCAACATCAGCGGTCACGGTCTATCTACTGGTGATGCTGTTGTTTACAAGTTAGATGCTCAAGGTGGTTATCACCAAGGTACTAACGGAAACTGGTCAGAATATACTTCACAGCTTCCACAGCAACCATATGGTGGTATGACAGCAAACACCATTTACTATATCAACGTAATTGACGCAAACAACTTCACTATTCACAGTTCACCAGCTGGTGCGTTCATCGGTGGTTCTACTGGTACTGGTGTTGACCAAGTTATTCCTACATCAAACGGAAGTGGTTCTTCACATCGTTTCGAGAAGTATGAAGGATTTGTATTTGATATGCAAGTTCTTGCGGTCAACAATGATTCGGATATGATTGTTTCTGATCCATATCCAACTCGTCAAATTGCGTTTAACCCACAGACGACAGCAGTTGCGGTTTCTGGTCTATCAACTCCAGTTATTTCAACTGAAAGAGATGAAATCTACATTCCAAACCATGGTCTAAACACTGGTGTTAAGGTTTACTACTCTGCTGGTTTCGGTATTGGTAACGTTATTGGTGGTCTAACTGAAGGTTCTACATATTTCGTCATTAAGATTAATGATGATGTAATTCGTCTTGCCAGCACACTAAGCAACGCTCTTACATTCCAGTTTATTGATATCACTTCAACTGGTCAAGGTTTCAACCACTACCTAGTTGCTGCTACATACTGCTCAAGCTCCTACATTCGCTATCAGTCTGGTGGTGCGCTTGTAACTGATTCGCCAGGTGTAGCAAACTCCAACCTATATCTCTCACAAACTGGTGCTAACATTCGTGACGGTGTTGTTCAGGCAGTTCCATTCATTTACGAAACTCAGATGTTCGTAAGACCAGATTGCTTGAACCTACACAGATCATTTGATGGTGGTGTTGAAATTTCTACTTCCAGATCTCCTGGTATTGAAATTACAAGACAAACCAGAAGATACTTCCGCTATCAGTCTGGTAAGGGTCTTCAGTACTCCACTGGTATTAACTTCAGTCCTTCGATTGATGTTTCAACAATTACTCATGATGGAACCTCACTTGCTACGGTTGTTACCAGAAAACCACATAAACTAACAACTTCAAATAGAATTATTATTGAAGATGTTCAAGTAACATCTGGAGTTGCCACACCATATACCACACCTGCTAACGGTCAATTCTTCACTGTACACAGTGTTATCAATGAATTTACCTTCCGTTACGCAACGAATGGTATTCCTGCTGATCTATCTCCTTCTGGATTCCCTGCTCTATTCCTATATGAGTGGGCAGATGCGAGAGTACGTGCTGGTATGTTTGATGACCAAAATGGTATGTTCTTTGAATATGATGGTCAGAATCTCTACTGTGTAAGAAGAAACTCAACTGCTCAAATGGCTGGTTCAGTTGCTTGTACATTCAAGAGTAACATTGTAACGGGTACTGGAACAAGATTTACTAAGCAGTTATCTGCTGGTGATTTTGTGGTCATCCGTGGTATGAGTTATAAAGTAACTGCTGTTGATTCAGATACACAGATTCATATTAGTCCTTCCTATAGAGGAACAACAAGATCAAGAATCGTTATGTGTAAGACTATTGATCTTAAGGTTGCTCAGTCAAACTGGAATATTGATAAGTGTGATGGGTCTGGCATAACCGCGTTCAAACTTAACATCCATCGCCAGCAAATGGCATACATGGATTACTCATGGTATGGCGCTGGTAAGGTACGCTTTGGATTCAAGGATCAAAGAGGTATCGTAACTTACGTTCATGAGTTTGTTCACAACAACAAAGAGAACGAAGCTTACCTCCGTTCTGGTAACCTACCTGCTCGTTATGAAATTGAAAACGGCGAAAACCCAACCTATGCTCCATCACTCTATCACTGGGGTGCTTCGGTAATCATGGATGGTAAGTTTGAGGATGACAAGGCATACCTCTTCTCCGTTGCTTCTGGTTCATCAGGTTCTGATACTATCTCCATTCCAGCAACACTTGCTGGTACTGCGGTTCCAATTCTCTCAATTCGTCTTGCTCCATCGGTTGATACTTCACTCGTTGGTCCTCTTGGTGAAAGAGATCTCGTTAACAGAATGATTCTAAAAATGAACTCAACTGGTCTTGTTGTAGGTAACACTAACAGCCGTCCAGCATCGGTTCGTCTCATTCTAAACGGTAACCTATCACAGTCTGCTTACTTCACCAACTACGGTGCTCCTTCACTATGTCAAATCATCAAGCACACTGGTCAGTCAGCTGATACAGTAACTGGTGGTGTCACAATCTTTGAATTCCGTGCTGCTGTTAACTCACCAATCACACAAGAACTCAAGGAACTTGTAGAACTTGGTAATAGCATCCTTGGTGGTGATTATGTCTATCCAAACGGTCCTGACGTTCTCACTCTTGCTATTGTTCCAACTGATACCGCCGCTGCTACAACCGTCACAGCGCGTCTCACATGGGTTGAATCACAAGCCTGATTCATTTCCAACCTACTTCGAGGAGGGGGGCAACCCCCTCTTTTTTTATAAATATCTTTAGGAAATAAATATAGGACTGGTAAATGTCGGCGTCAAAACCAGCAACAAGAACCGAATTAAAAGAGTATTGTTTAAGAAAACTCGGAGCACCTGTTTTAGAAATCAATGTTGCGGAACAACAAGTAGAAGATTGTATTGATGATGCTTTGCAATACTTCCACGAACGTCATTTTGATGGTTCGGAAAAAATGTATTTGAAGCATAAGTTAACTGCTGATGATGTCACTCGTTTCCAACAGACAGATGAGTTTACAAATACAACTGCTCCAGATGCTGCTGTTTGGGAAAATAGAAAGAACTTTATAGAAGTGCCAGACCATGTGTACGGTATTTCAAGAGTATTTGGTGTGTCATCCAACTTCCTCAGGAATGACCTGTTTGGTCTATCAAACCAGTATTATCTAATGGACTTGTTTGCCATCTCTTCTGGTGGTACATTTTCATACGGCAACTTTGATATGACAAACTATTATATGATTAAACAGTATTTTGAAACTCTTGATATGGTTATCAATACTGGCGCTTTTGTTGAGTATCGTTTTAATAAGAGACAGAACAAACTCTATATTGATGTTGATGTCAATCGAATAAAAGAAGATGCTTATCTTCTAATCGATTGCTACAGAGCATTAGATCCAAATGAATTCACCAAAATTTGGAATGACTTTTGGATGAAAAGATATGTTACTGCTCTCATCAAACGTCAGTGGGGACAGAATCTAATCAAGTTCAATAATGTTCAATTGCCTGGCGGCGTATCATACAACGGTCGTCAAATCTACGAAGATGCTCTCAGAGATATTGATGAAATTGAAAGCAAGATAATTTCTGATTATGAGTTACCACCTTTAGACATGATAGGCTAATGGCAAAAAGTCAATACTTCACCCAATTCGGTGGAACGTCCAGCGAGCAAACTTTAGTCCAAGATTTGGTAGACGAGCAGATTAAACTGTTCGGGCAGGATGTCATCTATGTGCCAAAAACAATGTTAATTGATAAAACTTTAAATGATGTAATTCTTTCAAAGTTTGAAGATAAAGTAATGATTGAAATGATGTTAATTAATGTCGAAGGATTTGGTGGTTCTGGTGCTGTCGCAATGTCTAAGTTTGGTCTTAGATTGAGCGACGAAATTACATATGCTGTATCCAAGAGAAGATGGATTAATTATGTGGAGACAGAGATTGACACAAGAGTTCCTGATAGACCAAATGAAGGAGATCTTCTTTATGTGCCAATGACAAAAAATCTTTATGAAATTAAATTTGTAGAAAGAGAAGTTCCTTTCTATCAGTTGGGAAAAAATTATATTTTTTCTATGACTTGTGAACTTATTGAAAATGCCGACAATTACTTCAATACAGGTGATCCTGAGATTGATGATCTCACACAAGAATCCCATGTATTCCCTGTAACAGTAAAAGCTGGTGGCACAGGAACATATGTTGTTGGAGAAGAAGTTAGACAGACTTATACTGTTGACGGAGTAGCAACAATTACTAAAGCAACAGTTGCCGAATGGGTTGCTGCTACTCGTAGACTAAGATTAACATATATAAATGGTGATTTACAACGAAATATTGCTTTAATCGGGCAGACAAGTAACGCATCATGGGTTGTAGATACTTTCTCCACTATTGATTTTGAGATTGATAATTATGACAATGCTGAGAATAAGTGGTATGAAGATAAAGCTAATTTAATTATTGATTTTAACGAGGACAATCCTTTTGGTGAATATGGAGATATGGGAGTATTCTAATGTTAGGAAATCATTTTTATCACGAAATTATTAAAAAAAATGTAAAAGCATTTGGAACTATTTTCAACAACATTCAAGTTGAAAAGAGAGATCCAGATACTAACGCAGTAATTCGTCAAGAAAAAGTTGCTCTTGCTTATGGTCCCAAGAGTAAATTCCTTGCTCGCCTAGATCAAGATCCAAGCACAGAGCGCAAAGTAAGTATTACAATGCCTCGCATCTCTTTCGAGATGACTAGTATAACATATGATCCTTCAAGGAAAACTTCCCCAATTCAAAAGTATTTAAAAAAAGCAGATGCTGATTCAGTAAGTGTTCAGTATATGCCTGTTCCATATAATCTTGAATTTGAACTCGGTATTTTATCAAAGAATCAAGATGACGCTCTACAAATTCTTGAGCAAATTCTACCATACTTTCAACCATCTTTCAACGTCACAGTAAATCTAATTCCTGAGATGAATGAGAAAAAAGATTTACCAATTATTTTAAACAATATTAGTTACGAGGATGATTATGAAGATGATATGATGCGTAGAAGAGCTATCATTTATACATTATCGTTCACATTAAAAACTTACTTATATGGTCCAGTCACAGATTCTCAAATCATTCGCAAGGCGACAGTATTTGAAAGTCTTGGCGATTTCCAAGAACATAGGAGAGCAGTTCGTTACGATGTAACACCAAAAGCTCTTTCGGATCAAGACGCAGATGGTGATGTTGATACGGCAGATGATGCGCTCCTAATGCCAGACGATGATTTTGGATTTAATGAAGGAATTACACTACTATGAATAAATTTGAAGACAACATGAAAGAAATTTTTGACATAGCACCGATTGAAGAAACAACTGAAATGATCACACAAGCAAATAGCGAAATTAGTATTGATGCCAACAAAGATTATGAATATACCAGAGGGCAGTTATACACTCTCATATCACAGGGTCAAGAGGCGGTACAAGGTGCCTTAGAGGTTGCTCAAGAGTCAGGGCACCCTAGAGCGTATGAAGTCGCTGTGAACGCTATGAAGCAGGTCTCAGACATGACTGACAAACTGATTGACTTACAGCATAAAATGAAGAGTCTTGGTAAGGAAGATAAAAAGTCAGCACCAACTACAGTCAACAACACAATGTTTATTGGAACCACGGCAGATCTTCAAAAGATGATTAAAGATGCTGCCAAGAATAAATAGAAAATAAACGGAAAAAACAATGAGAGTTAAACTATTAGGAACAGCAGTAACACTGACAACTACTCCTTCTGTTATTGCAGCAACTGCAGTTGATGTTTTAGTTGTTCATCAATCTGGTGGTAATGCTGCTAGAACTATAACACTTTATGAAAATGATGGAACCACTGTAGTTGGTTCATATCTTCAAAATCCTGGTTCACAAATTGTTTTACATATCAAAGCAAATCAAAAATTGAAAGTGGATTCAGCATCTGATGTTTATGCCACTCCAATAGGTTATTTTTCATAAGAAAAAAACTGTTTTACTACCATGAAAACTTTCAAAGAACTTAGAAATCAACTTAACGAAAATCATATTGCTGTTGCTATGGGTAGAGAACTTGATGATGAAGGTGGAATGATTATGAGTCAACTTGATACTATCGAGGATGCTGTTAATCGTCTTCGCTCAGTAGTTCAAGACCCCAAAATGCAACTTCCTGCTTGGGTTCAATCAAAAGTAACTCTTGCTACCGATTACATTGATACTGCTGCTGATTACATGAGCAGTAAGAATGAAGAGTATGTTGCTGAGGGGGCTGCTTGGACAAAAAAGTCTGGTAAAAATTCAGAAGGTGGTCTGAATGAAAAAGGAAGAAAATCTTACGAGCGTGAGAATCCTGGAAGCGACCTTAAGGCACCTTCAAAGAAGGTTGGAAATCCCCGTAGGGCGTCATTTTGTGCCAGAATGAAAGGGTTAAAGAAAAAACTTACAAGTA